TTGGTTGCAATTTTACTTGTAAGGGCTTTGGTATGCCAAAAGGCGAACTAAGCGATGAGGCAGACACTATTGCACAAGTAGCATTCCATTACGACAAGTACGAACAATTACCATTGGTTAGTACAGGCTGTGATAGTTATGCTAGTTGGCATCCAGATTTCAAAAATCTAAGTCCAATGCTCACAAGCGATGCTATTGCTGAACGTATTATGGAAATTCTTCCGCACGGAGAATGGAGAGATGAACATCTTGTTATTACAGGTGGTGAACCGTTGTTGGGTTGGCAACGTGCTTATCCAGACTTGCTAGATCATCCTAAGATGCAAGGTCTTAAAGAAATTACGTTTGAAACAAATGGTACTCAGCGTTTAACAGACGATTTTAAAAAGTATCTATTTAAATGGAAGAAGCAGGTCAAAGGCAGACAGATTACATTTAGTATCAGTGCCAAACTTCCGGTGAGTGGTGAGAAGTGGGAAGAAGCAATCCTACCTAAAATTGTAACCGAATACGAATGGTTTGGTAGAGGATATTTAAAATTTGTAGTAGCAACAGAAAAGGATATACAAGATGCAGAACAAGCAGTTGACGAATATAGAAAAGACGGCTTTACAGGTCACATATACATTATGCCTGTTGGTGGTGTTGAGTCTGTGTACACTCTCAATGCTAAATCTGTTGCCCTTGCCGCAATGAAACGTGGTTGGCGATATAGTGATCGTTTACAAGTGCCACTCTTTAAAAATGAGTGGGGCACATGATGGGCGTCGGCTATTACGGAAAAAAGGCAATGTCTCAAAACAAGTTTGAAGACGATGTGTCTCAGTCGCCGCCAAGTGAAGACTGGGGATTACGCAGGGCAAAGTATTGGAAACTTAAACTATGTTGGTTTCCAAAAAAGTGCTTTCTAACAAATAAACCTCTTTGGGGGAAACTTGCTTACCACGGCGAAAACTGGATTACCGGTCCTGGCGATCCTGTTGTTCAACACTACTGGATTGAAAAAAATAAATTCCTAATTTGGAATTTAAAAGGAAGAGTATGAAAAACTTTATTAAAAAAATAATGGGCATCGATCAGTTGGAAGCAAATTTAGCACAACTGCAACAAGAAGCCAAAATTAGACAAGATGAAATCGATCGTTTAGAAAAAATACAAGAAGAACAAGCACAGCAAGATGCACGTACTCCTAAAGAAATTGCCACCGAAAACAAAGAACCGTGGGTAGCTGTATTAGATACTCACGTAAACAAAGATAATCTCAGAAACGGTTTCTTTGAGCTTGATTGGAACGAGTATTTTGTGTTACAATTAAAAAGCGCAGGATACAACGGTCCTACAGACGAAGCGATTGTTGATGCTTGGTTTAGTGAATTGTGTCGTAACGTAGGTGCAGAGCAAGGTATTGACATGAGTCGTAGAGGTACAGGTTATGTTAATCGTGCTTTGCGTGATGATGGCAAAACAGAGATTAGTTAATGACATATATTATAGTAGATACAGCAAATACATTCTTTCGTGCTAGACACGTTATAAGAGGCGAGGCTGATGAAAAGGTAGGCATGAGCCTGCATGTTATTCTTAATTCAGTTAGGAAGGCATGGAAAGATTTTAAAGGTACTCATGTTGTATTTGCACTCGAAGGTCGTAGCTGGCGTAAGGATCACTATGCTCCTTACAAGCGTCAACGATCTGATGCTCGTGCGGCTCAAAGTCCACGTGAGCAAGAGGAAGATCGTATCTTCTGGGAAACATTTGATCAATTCAAAGATTTTATAAATGAGCGTACAAACTGTACAGTTCTACAACATCCTCAGTTAGAAGCTGACGATTTGATAGCAGGTTTTATTCAAGCACATCCTAATGATGATCATGTTATCATTAGTACAGATGGAGACTTTGCACAATTAATTGCACCTAATGTACGACAGTACAATGGTGTCAGTGGTGTTACTATTACACACGAAGGTTATTTTGATGAAAAGGGAAAACATGTTATTGACAAAAAAACCAAAGTTGCCAAGCCTGCTCCAGACCCAGAATGGCTCCTCTTCGAAAAGTGTATGCGTGGAGACACGTCAGACAACATCTTTTCTGCTTATCCCGGAGTCAGAGAGAAAGGCACTAAGAAAAAAGTGGGACTTAGAGAAGCGTTCGCAGATCGAAACTCCAAGGGGTACAATTGGAACAACATGATGTTACAGCGTTGGACTGATCACGAAGGGGTTGAACATCGTGTATTAGACGATTATAATCGTAATAAACTGTTGTGCGATCTTACAGCACAGCCCGACGAAATTAAAGTATTAATTGCCGAAACTATTGCAAACGAACTAGGTAAGAATAAAAACATAGCGCAAGTTGGAATTAGGTTAATGAAGTTTGCTAACTCCTACGATCTTGTTAAAGTAGTAGAACAGGTTCAAAGTTATTCTGATCCGTTAAACGCAAGATATGAGGCATAATACAGGATGGAGGAAATAATGACTACAGCTAAGGTGTTGATACCAAATAAAAGTTGGTTATTGGAACAAGAGGGTACAAAGTTAGGTACACTTAATAAAGAGAAAAAAGTATTTTCGTTTATACGTCAAGGTCGCAGAATCGAAATCGGATCTATAAAAGATGTTAAGGAAAAATTAGGTGTAGAATTTTCCGACACACCTGGTCCTACTAAGGTAGTAAAGAAAAACAATCATACTGTGTATGATTTTCCTTGCTCTAGTAAACCATATAATCCATTGTACAACGTGCAACAAAGATTACCCATTTATGCTAAAAGTACCAAAAGTAAAAGTCAGTACTGTGCAGGATATTATGTTATTCAGTTTAGAAAAGGATGGGTTAAATCATTTTGTCCCAAACTAATTACTTTAGAACGATATCCGTTTAAAGGTCCTTTTAAAACAGAAGCAGAAATGAGGTCAGTACTTAATACAGTAAGTAAACAACCATGAAACAATTAAACACATTACCTATCGAAAACCTTATAGATAAGGTTCGAATTGCAAACAAATCCGGTCAGAAAACGGTTGTTTTAGACATAAAAGACGCCATTGCTCTTACAGATAGCCTAGCACTTGCAATGACACGTTTAGCAGGCAATTTAGATGCACAATTATCTAAACCTGCTACCGAAGATACGATTCAAGTAAGCATGGATGGTGGTACTTTTTAACACTATCTGTTATAAATATATGCGTATATTTGGAGTACGCATATCGTGTCTAGACCTAAACCAACCGTGTTGTTAGAAATAACAAACAAGAAAAATTATAAAACTGAACAAGTTTTAGAAGCAGATGCCATCTGGGCAGTTTTTTATAAAGATAAGCCCGTTAATCTGAAAACGTCTAGCATGTTGGCTCAAGAAATTGGGCCCAAATATAAAAAGGTTAGTTTTTCAAATTCCGGTCATGCTATCAATTTAGCAGAAAAATTAAACAAACTATTCAACTGTAAGGACTTCTCCGTGTACAAACTTACTACTGGAGAAAAGCTAGTATAAATGGACTACAAAATCGAGCTAACCAAAAAGTTGTTAGAAAGTTTGGAATTAGCTACAGACGACAAAACCATTAGAAAATATTTGCCTGTATTTTGGTACAACCCTAGACGTAAGGGCAATTCTGCACTTAAACTAACAGAAGCAGGTTTCAAGACATTAACTCAAAAGATGGATGTAAAAACACATTCAATACGAGTTCCAAAAGAAACAGAATGGACAAGCCAATTAGAGCTTCGTTTAAACAAATACATTGACTGTCCCTATTACATAGATAAACAAATTATCCATGTATTCTCAGAAAAAGTAGCAATACAATTGGTGTTGTTTTCCGGCGACATTGCTAAATTTGGACTAGCAAAAGCTCGCTCTAACGCAAAAAAGACACAAGAAGCAATTGACAAACCCCTCTAAGAGTGTTATACTATTAAAACAGTGAGCAATACTGTTTTTATTAAACTAAACGAGGAATAAAATGGCAAAAGGTGAGTCAGTAGGTAATCGTACACAAACGCCAAATCAGGCTAAAGTTGCGCTACGTAAATGTATCAAAATTAAACGCCCTGTGTTCATGTGGGGCCCTCCAGGTATCGGTAAGTCCGATATTGTTAAACAAATTGGTGAAGAACAAGAGCGTGAAGTTATTGACGTTCGTTTGAGCCTATGGGAACCTACAGACATTAAAGGTATCCCTTATTACAATTCCAATCTAGGAACAATGACATGGGCACCTCCTGGTGAACTTCCTAGTGATCCAAATAGTACTGCTATTCTATTCTTGGACGAACTTAATTCAGCGGCTCCTGCTACACAGGCCGCGGCTTATCAACTTATTTTGAATCGCCGTGTTGGTACATATAAATTGCCAGATGGTGTTTCAATTGTTGCGGCTGGTAACCGCGAAACTGACAAGGGTGTTACTTATCGTATGCCTGCTCCGTTGGCAAATCGTTTTGTTCACATTGAACTTACTTACGATTTTGAAGACTGGTTGGAATGGGCAGTTAACAATAAGATTCACGAACAAGTTGTTGGTTATCTTGGTTTTGCAAAACAAGACTTGTACGATTTTGATCCAAAGAGCCCAAGCCGTAGCTTTGCTACTCCTCGCTCTTGGTCATTTGTGTCAGAGCTCCTTGCCGACGAAGACCTTCCTGAGAATACGCTCACTGACCTCGTTTCAGGTGCAGTCGGCGAGGGGCTTGCTGTTAAGTTTATGGCTCACCGCAAAGTTGCAAAACAAATGCCTAAGCCAGAAGATATTCTAAGCGGTAAGATTGATAAGATTGCAATCAAGGAAATCTCCGCTATGTATTCTTTGAGTATTAGTTTGTGCTACGAGCTTCAGACAGCGGACCAAAAACGAGTCAAAGACTGGGACTCTATGGCAGATAACTTCTTTGGTTTTATGATGGATAATTTCCCAACTGAGCTAGTTGTTATGGGTGCTAAGGTTGCACTTACTAACTATAACTTGCCATTTGATTCCAGCAAGCTGAAGAACTTTGATAAATTCCATGATAAGTACGGTAAGTACATTATCTCAGCAATGGAAGGATAATACAGGCCCTTCGGGGCCTTTTTTTAATTAACGAAAGGATAGTATGGCTGTTAAATCTTGGTACTTGTCAGTAGTTGATTCTAGTACACACAAACCCGTGTTACATCAGATGTTTTTCACTGCACCAAAAATGAATGAATACATTAAAGAACAACAAATTCTAGAAAAGTATCCTAAGCCACAATACTATATTGTCAAAGAAAATTATTGACAATTTGGTAAAAAACATATATAATATATATACAGTCACTAATAAGGAATTGCCATGTCAGCAGTAATGAAACAAGAAAAGACTAAAAAAGTAAAAACCCAACGTGAGTTTACTCAACGAGAGAAAGACCTTGTCCTTGACAAATTAATTACAGCTCGTGTAGGCCTGCTGTTGCGTCATCCGTTTTTTGGTAACATGGCTACTCGGCTTCAACTGATCGAAGCCAGTGACTGGTGTGGTACGTTAGCAACAGACGGTCGCCGTTTTTACTACAATTTAGAATTCGTCGATGGACTAAATCCAAAAGAATGTGAATTTGGTTTTGCACACGAAGTTTTGCATAACGTATTTGATCACATGGGTCGTAGAGATTTCCGTGATCCTCAACTTAGTAACATTGCGGCTGACTACGCAGTTAATCAAATTCTTGTAGATGAACGCATCGGCGAAGTGCCACGTTCTATTAAAATTTTCCAAGACAACAAATACAGAGGTTGGAGTTACGAGGAAATTTACGAAGAAATTGAAAAGAAAGCAATTAAGATCGATATCAATTCACTAGGAGAATTGCTCGACGAACACTTAGACGGCGATGACGAAAACGAAGGTGGCGGAGAAGGTGGTGACGTTGACGGCAGTGGTAAAGGTCGTCCAAAACTTACTGCTGAAGAAAAGAAAAAGATCCGAGACGAAATCAAAGAGGCAATGGTTAGTGCGGCTCAGGCCGCAGGTGCAGGCAAAGTGCCTGCAGGTGTTGCACGTTTGATTAAAGACTTTACTGAACCTAAAATGGATTGGCGTCAACTGTTGCGTATGAATATTCAAAGTATTCTAAAGAGCAATTTTAGTTTTACTCGTCCTAATCGCAAAAGTCAAATGTGTGGCGCTGTGCTACCAGGAATGTTAAATGAAGAAACCATTGACGTATCAGTAGCAATTGATATGTCAGGTTCTATTAGTGACAAAATGGCCAAAGATTTCCTAAGTGAAGTTAAAGGCATTATGGACGAATATGTAGACTTTAAACTAGACTTGTGGTGCTTTGATACCGGCATTTATAACTATGCTCGTTTTACAGGCGACAATGCAGATGAGATTTTGACTTATGAATGTAAAGGTGGTGGTGGTACTGATTTTGATGCCAACTTTGAATTTATGAAAGAAGAAGGTATTGAGCCAAAACGCTTTATCATGTTCACTGACGGGTATCCTTGCGGTAGCTGGGGAGATGAAAATTATTGCGAAAGTTTGTTTGTTATTCACGGCAATGAATCCATAATTGCTCCATTCGGCCAGACTGCCTATTATAAATAAAGTAGGTATATTATGTCTTTATCAAAAGGTAGGGTAAACGCATTGAACGTCCTCAATATGAGGAAACTAGATCGTATACCCCCAAATTTTGCTAAGATGAAAATTAAGGAAATTGATAAGATACGAGAAATAGACAATTGGATTTATACCAATTTAGATAGCCGTTATTGTATTCGAAAGATACAGGCTGTGGATCCTCACAGTAATAAATTAATAACAGCATATGAGATTGGGGTAGAAGAACCAAAAGAACTTTCTATGTTATCATTAGCATGCCCATATCTGCACAAATAAGGAGAATAACATGACAGACGCAGTAGATCAAAATACGCAACAACCAGCACAACCACAAGGTCCAGATCTAACAGTTACAGATCTACAAAACCTAAGAGCAATTATTGATGTTGCTTGCACACGTGGTGCTTTTAAGGCCGCCGAAATGGCCGCCGTTGGTGCAGTATTCACTAAGTTAGACACTTTCTTGAAAGCAGTAGCCCCAGCGGCTCCAGCACAAGACGGTGCAACACAATAAGGAAAAGAATATGAAACACGTTGGCAAAATGAAAAACAACGGTACAAGAGTGGTAATCATTTACCGCACTTTACCAGGTGACCCAAACTATGGGCTAGTATGTGCATCTGCAGGACTACGTGACATTTATCACGATAATCTAATGAGTGTGTTAGAACACGAAAGTGGACAACAAGCAGAAGAAATCGCCGATGTATTAGCAGTTAGAAAGTTCCCAGATGGTAACAACATGCTTGAATATCTTCATGTCAACGGTCATTTGAAACGAGTTCCTACTAACCTAGTACTGGTCACTCCAGACAATAAAACATCAATTCAATTAGATGAATTGAACAAGTTAATTGCAGAACAACGCGGTATTACTTTAGAGCAGTTGGCTATTAAAGATGGTTCTAATTCAACCATTCCAACTATGGCTAATAAAAAGCCAGAAGCGGCCAAAGAATATCTAAATGAAAGCGCAGATATTGTTATCGAAGAAACAGCATCTGTTACAGAAACTGCACCAGTTGCAGGAACTGTTGCACCGGCAGGTACTCCAGAAGACCAAGCCAAGTATTATCGCAGTCAAGCAGATAAGCTAGCTAAAGAAGCCGCGAAGATGCGTCAACTAGCAGAAGATTTGGTTCCGACCAAAAAGAAAGCTCCAGCTAAAACCAAAGCTGAAGCTTAAATTAAAAAGCACCGCAAGGTGCTTTTTTTATGAATTAATTTAAGTTAACCCATCCTGTTATAGTACCGTCCACATTTCCCTGGAATGTAGTTCCAACCAACACAATAGTACCGATTGAAGGTGCTGGTATTGCGGCGTCACGGGCCGCATTACTACTATATTGATTCGTAATCGTAAACATGTTTGCGTTTACTTTATTTGAATACACTTGTCCAAACGGTGCTGTAATTGTACCAATGTCTGTAGTAACTCCTACCGCAGTAGTTGGCAATATTGCAGGAGTACCGCCACCACTTGCTCCAAAACTAACTATGTTAGTTGTTGTGTTACCAAGGTTAACATTTACCTGTAATTTAGTTCCGTTATTACCGTTTGAGTTATTGGCCGAAATAACTGCTTGAGTATATCCGCCAACTAATATGCTTTGTAAAATTAAGTCGCCGGTGTTAATATTGACTCCTAATTTACTATTAACACTTAGTTGACTGTTGAATTGAGGAGCATTAACTGTAACGTATTGATTTGCAGATACTCCACCTAATCTTAAGGAATCTGCAGATGTTCCCCACATGATAGTTGACCCAGTTGGTCCAGAAGCAGATACTCCAGTGATAGGATCAGCACCATATAAAGTAATACCAGATTTAATAATATTAAAACCATTGACAGACGAACTTCCATTTAGTGTAAATTCGTCTACTGAAAATACTGCGGCCACCTCAGTTGAAGTAGTTACGCTACCTAACTGCATCTGTGCTTCTAAAATAAAATGAGGAGCAGTACCGGTATCATAAACTAATTGTGGTGTTATAAGATTGTTAGAACCTAGTCCAGTAAATTGAGGACCGATAACTAGCCAAGTAGTGCCGTTATTATAATACAGTTTTTGATCTGTTTCATTAAACCATAAATCACCTTGGACTGCATCAGTTGGGCCATTAGAATTACTATCAATTACTGCTAGCTGTCTAAATCTACTTCCGTTATATGCTTTAAGAGCTTTGTTTGCAGAATCATACCAAAGTTGACCTGTCATTGCATTTGCAGGTTGAACATTGTATGCAAAATTTTCTGTTAATTTAATTAAATCTTGATTAATAATTTGTCCATAACCGGAATAGTTTTTGCCTACTAAAGTTAATGGTGTAGATGTTTGATCGATTGACCCATCTAAAATTGTTGTTAATACCGTACCGTTTGTTTTATATAATATATATGACATTTTACATTCCTACTTTAACTTCGATTGTTCCAACGATTACCGGATCGCTGTACCCTTGTATAGCTCGCCCAATAATTGATCCTAATGTATAGCTAGTAGGTCCAAAAATATTTTGAATTGAAGTTGCTACGCCAGGTATGTAACTTGCTACTAATAAATCCCCTGGACTGATTGGTCCAACGACCATGCAAGGCACTCGCCCTGCCAAAGCAATATATACACCGCTTTCTAATTCACTATTCAGCATATAGGCAGGTTTAGTCGAAACAATACCTGCAATTTGTGTGTTGCCTGCTCCATTAGAAAGAGTAACTTCTGCATTTCCGCCAAACATCAATAAACTTCCTGGAGCATATTCGTTATCTGGCAAGTATTTTTCTGCCAAGTCAGCGTAAGTTGCTTGTAAAGTTGAACCAGATGTTAAAGTCCACTTTCCGGTGATATAACCAGGAGCAGAAGAATCATTTGCTACACCTGATAACAAGTTAGGAGTGCTTATTGCTCCTACTGCGGTAATTGCGTTGGTGGCAAAATTACCATTTGCATCTCGAGCTACAACTGTATTAATAACATTACTAGAAGTAGATTTAACATAGCTACCGTTAAAGGCTAAATTATCTGCATCTGTCGCAAACGCAACACTACCACCACCTGCTATACTTCCGTGTAATGTTCCATAAAAATTAGTTGCTGTAACAGCGTCACCAATTAAATTACCATGTACATCACCATGTACATTTCCATAAAAATTATTAGCGTACAAATCACCTTGGCCTGAACGCTGTGCTATTGTTGAATTTGTAGGATTAACATCAGTACCGACATTGGCACCAGTAGCATCGATTAAATTAGTTGCTTGGAATGTACTTCCAGACGCCAATCTCCATTGACCAACTATTGTTCCGTTTACACCAGACCCTGTTGAAATGTAATTTACACCTAACTGACTATCTGGAGTAAAATTCCATTTGCCGATAATAGTACCTGGACTTGAATTACTACCAGCACTAATACTATTAGAATTTAATGAGCCATTTAATGTAGCATATACATTAGTTGCAGTAACCGTAGCGCCACGAAGGCTACCATCTACATCACTATAGACTATCTGAGAAGTAATAGTTTTAGCCTGAACATCACCTATTACAGGACCATTAAATGTTCCTCCATAAAAATTAGTAGCGGTTACAATACTACCTGTTAAATTTCCATAAAAAGTTACTGCGTTAAGGTTACCTATGCCATCACGTAATGCTACAGTAGTAGGAGTCGGATTTACATCTGGTGCCTGAACGCCGCCTAATGAATCAACAACCGCAGTAGCATGTATGGTACTTCCTGGTCCAGCACTCCATTGACCAATTAGTGTACCAGATGTGCTAGGAGATCCAGCAGTTAATGTCGGAGTTTGCAATACAGGGCTTGTTAATTTGCTATTATTTGTGAATGACCACTGACCTTCTATTGTAGCACTTGATGCTGTAGATCCTGCAGACACTTGAGAGGCATATACATTACCCCATCTAAGATTAGATAAACCTAAATTATTAGAACTGTCCGATACAGGATGGAAACTACTAGAATTCGATAATGCCCAATTACCAATAAACAAACCAGATGCAGAACTAGCGCCTGCGCTAATGTTTGTTCCGTAAATATTTTTAAATGTAGCGGTTGTTGATCCTAAACTAGAATTTATTCCAGGTGGTAAAATGTTTGAGGCATTTAACATTACTGTGCCGTTTCCGCTGAACAACATTAAATTGCCGGATCCGTCTACACTGATACTACCTGTACCAATGTTAATGCCTTCGTTAAAACTCCACTCGCCTGTAATAATTTCAGTAGATGTGGATTTTGTATATCTAGAATCTTCAACATTGCCATATAATGCCACAGACGAATCTACAAACGTTAATCCTTTGTGTAATTGTGTAAATCCTGCTGTATAAAATGGATCAGAAGCAGAAATTGTAAATGCATCTGCAGAAGCCGCGGCAATTATACTACCGTTTACTGCTATAGAAACTACAGCATGAGATGTATTAAGAGAATCTAAAACTGAATTAGATGTCCATTTGGTGTTATTAAATCCAACAACCAACTCTGGACCAATTAAGCTAAAATTACTAGCAGTATTTGTTTGTACCCATAACTGTTTTAAATTGCTGTCAAACCATAAATCTCCCGGTTGTAGATATGTAGGTTGTGTAGGATTAATTTCAGTTATACCAAGCGTTCTCCAATTGCCGCCGTCATAGATCTTAGGTCTTAAACTTCCAGTTGATGGCGAAGCAAATGAAGAATCAAACCAAATCTGACCCTGTATTGGATTAATTGGAGAAGTAGTTGCGGCAAAATTTTCTAATAGCCATAAGAAGTTATCGTTTTGAGCAGTACCATAGTCTGTAACATTCTTACCGATAAAGTTAATGCTAGTGGTGATTTGATTATCTATTTCACCGTCAGCAACAGCAACTAAGGCAGTCCCGTCAAATTTTACTAAGTTGTATGGCATTCAATTTCTCCGAATTACGTGATATCTTGTATATAAGTCCAGGTGCCTGTGGATACTTGATATAGTTTTGTTACATAGGTAGGCATTGGTGGCGGAACAACAATTAATACTTCGCCTGCAACGTCTTCTAAAACGTTTGTGCCTGTGCTGAGTTGTACGTATGATTTATTTAAAGTAAGGAAACTAGTTGCTGTACTTGCGGCATAGGTCATTGCCAATACTGTACAAATGGAACCGTCTGGTTGTGCATAAGCAGATCCAGCAGGGCCGCCATTAACAGGCAATAGTTTATCTAGATAAGATTTAATATCTTGATTAACGTTTACAAAATAAGTTACATCAACACTTAAAGTATAAGGTTTTCTTCCTTGTAGACCACCAGCATTTAGACTAATTTCATCATCAACATATTTTTTAGTAACTGCGGCAGTTGATGTTGTAGAATAAAAATTAGTAGGAGCAAGATTGACAATAGTCGATGAACTTACGTTAATAAATCCTGTTCCGCCTCTTAATGTCAGATCATTTGCGGCATAACTTGCAATGGTTGAAGATGTAATACTCATTCCACCAAACAGAATTTGGTTCATCGGAGTAGTTACACCTAGATTTAATAATTTAGGAGCGCCGATAGAATAAACATTATTAGCATCTAATACTTGTTGTGTATTAATGTAATAACCTTTGTTAACTGCTAGTTGAATATTTTCACTAAAGTCCCAAGATGTACTAGAATTATCATATAAAATAGTATGATCTGATGCGCCATGTAATACAATACCGCCGCCATTAACAAACGCATCACTAGATGTTGTTTGATACGAACCTAATTCGATATTAATATCTTGAACCTGTAAACGGGCAACTTCAATATTTGTTTGTGTACCTATAACAGTAAGATTACCAACTACTCTAACATCTCCAATAACATCTAAAGGATACGCAGGTGTGTTATTATTAATACCAACACGCTCGGTTGCACCATTAATGGTAATCATACTAACCGCATTAGATCCATTATTTGCTTGAATATCTAAAATTGTGTTTGGTACAGCGTTATAGATTGTAGATGTATTACCATTAACATAAAAAGTTAAATTATTACTTGCACCAATTGTAGCACCGACATTATTTTGCACAAATAGAGGAACTGTCATAACGTTTCCGCTATTTGTAGTAGTGTTTTTAGTTAAGAAAGAACTAGAATCAAATCCTGCTACAGAATCTGCACTAGTAGCTGTTCCCCAAAAACGAATATCACCGAACGCAGGGTTTAATGTAAAACCACGTCTAATAGTTGATGTATTATACGTTGTTATATAATTAGAATTCAATGTAATTGGTTGTTCTGATAACACGCCCAACAACACACCATCATTATATAAATTTGATACATTATAAACATTAAGACCAATATCTTGTACTGTCTCAACCAACCAACCTGCTTTACCTACAGAGTCAGCATATTGTTTAGATGTGCTTACTAACTTAGTGCCGTTCCAAACCCATAATTGATTGTTAACAGAATCTAACCAAAGATCACCCGCAACTAGGTTGCCTGGAGCAGTCGATGAAACCAATGATCCGCTAACTGGCTTAAATGTACTTGTGGTGTAAACATACATTCTACCTTCAAGTGTATTATACCATTGCTGACCTGTTACAGGGCTACGTGGTTCGCTAACATTAGCAAAATTTTCTAATAATAAAACAAAGTTTTCGTTAACCGATTGACCGTACGCATTAGAATTCTTTCCTATAAGTGTTAAACTTGTTGTTACGTTATCATAGGATTGGTCTGCTAGAGTTAGCAGGGTCGTTCCGTCGGCATTTAGTATTGTATATGACATGTTCTTAGGTCTTTATAATGTAGTTAAACGCAAAATACGGATTCATTACACCAGTAATTTGTGTTGAAGTAGTAGTTAGCACACCATCGGGACCAGTAACTCCTGTAGAAACAGTTGCGGTATTTGAACCACCAGTTACTGCTGGAGCAAGGCCTTGATTGGCTAATTCTGCATTTGGAACATTTGCCCCAGGAACTCTACCTGCCGCAGTTGACGGGCTTCCTATAAAATTATTAGACATATTATCATATCCGATAATCATTCTACCTCGCATGTCCGGTACTTGGAAAGCCGCTACGCTAGGATCGCCTCCGTATGTATAACTAATAGCCGCAAATAATGATGGATAATCTTTTTCATAAAAGAAGCTACCATCGCAAATTAGCCAATTATATGTACCATCTGCTTTTCTATTTCCAACGCCGGCACTTTGTAAACTGCTCAAAGGACTTACACCTGCCCAAGGAACAATCGTCCCTGCAGGAACTAGATTATCATACAAGTCTTGTAATAAATTTGCCTTAGTAATTTGTGCTAGATTTACACCAGCACCTACCGCAGTTGCAACTAACAAACTGTCCGATACCGCTACTGTAGATGTAGAAGTTTGACTAGTGATCGAATTAACAGATAATTGTGCGTTGAACACATAATTACCAGCCTGCCCATTAAATCCAGTTGGCTCTGATAGTACAGGCTGTTGATTAATTCCAAAATATAACCCGCCTGTTAACTGACCACCTAGGGCAAACGTGCTAGTGTTAGAAAGGAATTGAGCACCGCCCGTTAAATTACCATTAAAGTTTCCAGTAAAATTCTTTGAATATACATTTGAAAATGGATTGTTTAACTGACCAATATTATATGTACCAGATGATTGTGGAATTATTCCATCAACACCCAAAGTACTTGTTGGTTGTCCTGTTTGTCCTAAATACATAGGTTTTGTAAAGTAACTAGTAGCGGTAAATGTACTAGTACCACCCACATTCAATGTAGAAACAATCTTAGCAGGAGTTTGAATTTCAAAGAATCCACCCGATGCAATGTTGTTTGTTAATGTAAAATTACCTGTAATAGTAACATTACCATTAACCTTTAAATCAGTAGCATGTGATGATCCAACAGTTACTCTAAAAGCATCGCCGTCAACAGTGAGTAATTCGTTGTTTACTCCGTTACCGGACGGATCAGCAACCTGGAAAGAAAATTCACCAGCATTACTAGAATTTAAAAATACGTTTTGAAGCGTTCCAACTTTCTTTAATATGAATGTAGGAACAGTACCTATGCCTAAATTATCATTAATATTAAGGCTAGCATTTACTGTATTATCAATGTCATTACGGACAAAGTTATTTCCTAAAACATATTGTGTATAAGGACTTGTAACTAGAATATTCTCTGCCGCATAGGCAGTTGCATTTAATTTAGAACTAAAATTAGCGTTTAGGTTAATGCCCGCCTGTATATTACTGAATCCGTTAATGACTTGTTGTGGAACAAAATTGTCTGAACTAATAATCTCAACAACATTATCATTAATGTATTGTTTAATAACAGTATGATTAGTTCCGTACTTGTCTGTAACTGTTTCTGGATAGATACCAGTCTTTAGAGTACTGCTGTAGTTAGGGCCAACTAGTGTCCAGTTAATACCGTCAAGTGTTAAGAACAACTGTCCGTTGCTTTCGTTAACCCATAAATCGCCTGGTAATCCTGTTGGCTGATTTGATTGCCTCCAGATACCATCTGCAGGATACCAATTTCCAGTTCCTGCTGTACCATCATTAATCATTAGACGATTTTCTGCATTGTTATACCATAACTGACCTTGTATAGGATTGTTAGGAGAAGTTGCACTAGCAAAATTTTCTAACATCTGAACAAAATCAGTAGCTAATGCTGAAGAATAACCTGAAACATTTTTACCTATCAAAGAAACACTGGTATCAATTGTATTAATTGTGCCGTCTTCAACTACGATAGGAGTAGCGATCTTATTTGGATCTGAAAAATAAACATTAAAGCTACCCATAATTAAGCTCCAGATCCGCTAAGGCTTTGTACTCGAATTGTGTAATCAATTTGAACTAATCTGTTCAAGCTCTTCTGAACAGGATGAAAAATAACGTGTGTTAATAAATTACCAGTGCCCACACCGTTAGGGCTGTATGCTCTTAGACCTAATTCATCAAATACATAATTACCATTGAAGTTTGTTTCTGTATCAAATGCTTGTTGTCCGCTAGGCTCACCGAAGTCTAATAAACAACTCACTAACAAATCTGTATATGTTGCACCAGATACGTGTCTAAATTCCATAAAGTTTCTTGTAGGATCTAGATTACTTGCACTTTGTTGGTCAACAATTTTATAGTATGTCTGGTTATACAGAGATGCATTTGCACCAACTGTATTAGGTGTTAGGTAAGTGATAATACCTGTAGGATCAACACGGCTACCGCCATTACCAAAATCCATCTCAAATACCCAACCAAATCCCTGATTTCCAATACTCTGTACTAGTGTTTGACTAAAATTTTCATAATGGATGGCATTACGCTTGTTTACATAAACTTCGTTAGTTTCAGGATCAAATATTTTAATATGACCTTGTAATTTAACGCCGCCGGCATCACCAAAAATAGGCGATGTAGGTTGATTTACTGGTTGTTGATTTGGCATTTTCTTATTCTCATTGTTGTCCATAATAATATTTATCTGGCAGAATGGCCGGCCTTTCTAATAAAAAGTTAACTTGTTCAGAATTGCTTGTAACTTCTGACACTAATTCATTACCCCATACTGTTCCTAGATTGCGTATTACTCTAATTTCTGCGCCAAGTTGTGGAGCAAAATTTAGTACTAGGTTATATGTTGTAGGATCAATATAGTATTCTGCAGGTACAATAGTATCACTAGAAATTCCTGCACTATTGATTTCTCCAGAATCGTATGCAACTTCGGGATTATGAACAGTGCTTGTTGTCTTAGTTAGCATAGTTCCTTGATAAAATACCTGTACCTGAGTCGTTGCAGTAGTTGATGTAGTAAAAGTAATATCAGTTAACGGATATTCAACTGTGCTAGTATCAGTTACTAAGAACCGCTGAGTTTGAGCATACTCCAATACAGGAATATTTTGAACCGGGCTTTGATCAATAACTGTAGTTCCTACAGGATATGATGCTCTAACACCAGTGGCAAAAGTTCCACGCTTAATTTGTGACAAAACGTTACCATTTACCTGGTAATACTCGATTCTTTCACCGAAAATCAGTATAACTCCAGGCACATTTCGACTGATATTTGGAGTACCTAATACTGATGCATCTACTACCGTAATAGTAGTATCTGTAGAATTTAATGTTTGGGCTAGGGCTGTGGTATTTCTTCCGCTTAAACGTTTATAACTTGTTCTACCTAAACTGTCGTTGAAAATTCTATAACCGGTAGTTTCTTGTACAGCAACATCTGCAATGCTTAATATTACCACATTGTCAGCAGGTCCTAATACAAAATTTGTACCTAATACAATAGTTTGACGATCAGAATCAATTTGATAATCTACATCTTGTGTTAAACTAGTTCCGTTAACAGTTACCCAAACATAGTTGCTATTAATCATCTGACGACTCATTGGGTAACGTCTAGACAAGTTACCAATGAATCTTTCCGTTCTAATGCTCGAAGTATCACCGTTAGTAAATGTAACTACTCGAAGTAAATTTGTACCAGATGATGTATCAACTTGAGAAGTTAAAACTAATTGATTATTCTCAATCGCATAATCGTTATTGATTAGATTAACAATCGCAATAGCATCACCATTTTTAACTGAACGCTGACTAAACACTACTAGGTTTTCAGTTTGGATTAATTCATAATCATATCCCAATGTTGCTAGTACACCATTAATATATACTTCAACTTGACTTGCGTTAACTCCTGCAGGATATGGGAAGTGAATATTTAATGGGTAGGTCAATTGATTATTTTCAACTACAAAATATAAAGTGTCAGGCGGTAATAATTTTTTACCGTTATATTCTACAATTACCTGTCCATGGAATGGACCAAGATTGCCCGGAGGTTGTTTTAATGTAAACACACTAACTCCAGAACTTGCAGTAGTGATTTGATCAACTACCTGACTAAATGCTTTGTATGGAGCCGCAAACAACCAAGCCTGAATAACATCATTTACATGTGTTGTTGTGTTCAAACTGATAGTTGCTCTACCAACACCATATGTATCTGTGTTACTTACCAATGTATAGTTTGGCGGAGCAATTGATACACCATTAAGTGTTACATAAGCACTTTGAACTTCTGAGAAAGCCGATGCAAAAGCATATTGAGTTGTCGCAGTATTAGTTACAACCACTGTGTCGTTTTCTAATAATTCTGTTCCGCCAACTCCCAAGGTAGTCAACGATAGGAAACCATTGGTCAATGTGTTGTTTGTTGACAGTGTATTGTTAACATAGTCAATCGTAAAATCGACAGTATTATATAACGGCGTATCATTCCACAACACAAATACACTATCTACATTAGGCGGAGTGATGCCAAGGTCAAATGTTCTAACAGTTCCGTCTGTGAAATACTTTTTATTAACTATCAATGGATTGACTGCTAGCGGACGTTCGTAAATGCTAATTCCAATACTTTCTAAAATATTGCCAGGAAGATTTTCTTCAGGACCGTGGCTATTAGATGAGCTAATGAATGCATCGCCATCTAAATTAATATCAGTATACTCATCTGATTCACTAATATAACCTGGGGTAATAGTTCCACCGTAAACTAATGTATCTAAATCTACATCGTTGGGAATAGTTGTTCCATCGCTTGTCCAAGGACGGAATATAATTATGTCGTTAGGACCAACTATTTGACCAATACTAATTGTGTTAATTCCAACTACACCGTTAAAGCTCTTCATAGTAGCATTAGCGTTAGTTATTGTACCAGTTGTTCCATAGTTAGGATCATCAATTCTTGTAGCATTAACAACAGAACCTGTACTTACATATACAGTAATAGTTGTACCTACCGCAGGAACAAAAGGAAGCGCAAATACTTCTGCATTAGGATTAGTAAATGTTATAGATTCGCTTGTAGAGAATACGGGAATATTTGTTCCTGTAATTCCAATATCCCAATATCCTCTATAAAGTGCGTTAGCTGTTGAACTGTTAACAGTATATATAGTTGTAGTATTTGTAAATGTAGCAGTTGCACCAATTTGTATATTTCTAATGCCCGGGGTGGCGGAAACTGAAAATACATAATTTCCGTTAGCAAACGCAGGGTTTGCTCTAACTACAGGGCTGGATGCAATATAAACTCCTGTTTCCGAAACATAATCGTCCCAACTACTTTGATCAAACGGTGCTGTGTCCCAACCCAACGAAGCCTGGAACGGCAATGTGTCGATTGTTACACCTGGATATTCTAATCCATTCATTAATAGCGTAGCAGTATTACCCGGCATTCCACTAGTCGGTTGATAAAAGTGTTGAATTCTATCAACTGCATGGTATAACTCAACGTTCTTAACATAATCAATTTCAATTAATTGACCAAACGTTGGAACAGAATTTAATGTTATAGTAGCATAATTTTTTGTATAACCTTTAAATTTGGTAGTACTATAATTGATAGTATAATCTGAACGTAACTGCAAAATGCCTGCTATCAATACAGTGAAATCAGCAGGATTAGTAGACGGATACCATGTTAATGGAAATACATGTTTAGACCCGTCACCGACAAAGCTGTCATAGGCAGTTGATGTAGTAATTTCATTATATCCCGCAACTCTATCAAACTTAATATGTGTCAATGTAGCTCGTGTAGTATCATTTGCTAACTTGGCACCTGCTGTCGCAGTTGTTAATGTTGTTGGGCCACCACCTGCTAAAATAATTCTAGGATTAGATGTGTATCCTGCACCTGGATTAGTAACGACAATTTGTGTCACTGCCCCTAACGCAATGTAGGCTACAGCAGTAGCGGTAGTCGTTACTATATCACCATTTGTCGGTTCAATAATAACTTGAGGCGGATATTGATATCCGGATCCGCCATTAAACACATCAATACTTTTTATATAATATGTATAATTGTCAAACCAAGATCTATAAGGTTGTTGTGTTAACAATGATGAGCCAAATGATACCGGAGTAAACTGATGAGTTGATGTATTATAATAAGACGGAACGTCAAAGTCAGTAGTCATAGACATTGATACTTCTGTAGAAGTATATGCATCTGTCCATTCTCTAACTTTTGTTCTATAAGGTTTAGCTTCCGCTATAAAACTTTCGTAATAACTAGTATCATCTAACTTATAAGTAGCTGGCTGATTTAACTGCCCTGCATTGTTTGTTACACTGATAAAGGATGTTTTAAACGCCCAATCTATAAATTTTTGTTCTGTCATTGCATAACGAACAAGTTTAAACCAACTGAGATTTAGATATATTTGTAAATCGCCTACAAAAATATTATTATTGATAGCATTAAAAATATTACTAGCTTCTTGATCCGGAGTTGAATCAAAGCCTGTTTGATCATATGCCGCAATGTTGTCAAATCCAGATGTACCAGAAGTATAGTTCCATAAACTATTTGATAATTGAATAGTACCATTTTGTTGGTAAACTAAATCATATTCTAAATTATAAGAACCGGGTTGATCAACTGTTGATAACTTCTTAAGAACGATTGCTTGCCCATTTCCGTTATTTCTAATTTTAATATAATTTCCAGCAGGAACATTAGTTAATACATCAAGCTCGTACGGCGCATCTAATGTTATCAAGAATTCTTGATTTGGATTAAACTTTGGACTAACCCAATCTGCATATGACCAATAGTTAGTTGTGTCAAAACTTTGAACATGCACCGGATAACCCCAGGTCAATGTTTGATAGTTCCACTGATATATACTCCACTTATTGTTTACACTAGAATCGCTTTGTACAATAACAGTAAATGGTCTTACAACAAATGTAGGTTCTGTTGTATAACCAGATCCTGCACTAATTATTTTTGCAGATACCACTGCACCTGATGCATCAATCGTTAGTCCAATCTCTGCGCCAGTACCTGTACCTAATATAGTTACTGTAGGAGCAGTCTTATAACCAAATCCAGGATTAACAATTGATATTGTTGAAATTTTTCCATACTTTAATGTACATGCTAAAGTTGCTTGAGAAACATATCTAGGAGATAATAAATCTCGGGCTGTCAAGTCTTCAACTAAAATATCGTATGTACCTAATGCAATATTAGGAATCTCTTCTTTAGATTTTAATAATGTAAGATCATAATTGTCTGTGATCAAATTCTGAGACAAAATACTATTAACATATTCAACTAATATCTTAATAGCACCTAGACGATCAACAAACATACTTTGACGAGGTCTAATTTCAACACCATACTTTAATCTGTTAGGCAATGTAGGATCAGGAACCTGATTACCTTGTGTATCATGTCCTAAAAGACTGTCTAATAATTTCTGTGTTAACGCATTGCCAGGCAAACTATTAATATCGCCCTCTTGCAATAACAACCATTCTGTATGTTTAGGAATAGAATTGTTTATAGTATCCATTTCAACTGCTAGATGAATATCAGACGATGATAAAGAAGGTTTGCAGTTAGCCAATGATACAGCATTATCTGACAAGAAAGAAATATATTGAATTCCATTTGTTAGAGGATTGGCAATTAAACTTGCTACATTATAAGCACTAATTCTTCTTGTAGTATTGCTAGGAACAACGACAGTATTCTTAACCCAATAGTAGTAAACATTAGTTAATTGTTGTGTTGTAGAATTAAAAATTTGTTTAACAGACAATACACTATTATCAGGATACTTAGGTTGGCCACTCATTCCAAGAACAAGGCCGTCAGTTGTATCTGCTAGACCGGCCCATTGACTTGGTAGATATGTTGAACGCACCCATTCATAGACATCAATAGTACATCCTGGGAATACTCCTCCCCAATTGTTCTTACGGAATTCTAATTCGCCCTGCTCATACCATGTGAATTTAACAGTGCTTAAATCCCACCATAGTTTACCAACATGCTCATCTATCCAGTTGGCATTGGTATTGTTAACTGTTCCTGCATTACCAATAGAATAAATTGCCGGATCGCTTAATGATTTGTAACTTAATTCTTGTGCGGCAGGCCCAGGAATATAGCCTTTAACAGGATCAATAATTTCTAAATAATCCCGAACTTGAGAGGTTGTATCATCAATAGTGTATGCTTTCTGTACCTTAGAAAGGTCTACAAGATCAGGTTCTTGTCTTAGTAAATCCCAACTATTATTATAGTTTGAATTTAGATCAAATATGTAAATACCGCCCGACTGTGTAGTCACGTTAGACAAGCCTGGTGCCCCTACAATTATAACGCTATCGGTCACTGCAACAGAAGAACCGTATACACTTGATTCTTCCACTGCCGGGTTAGAAATTTCTTGACCATATACAAACATATCTTGATATCTATCAAATACAAAGGTAGATCCTGACGATTTTAGATCGCCGTGGAACAATGTAGATTTAGAATCGAATGTTGTTGCATTGGTCGATGTTGTAGAAGCAGGGTCGTTTGTATAGTCAGTTGAAACAGTGGTTAAACGTTTTGAATATACATCAAATGTTACCGGCTTTAATGCTCCAATGCCTGAAACAGTTAATACATTTCCTGTAGGATCAATACCAATGTCTGTTCCAAATTCTACACCTAAATTATTATATGGGCTAGTAACAGTCTGACTATATTCATAATGGTAGGTCGCAGTATTCAATGTCATTACAAATACTTTACCTATCTTAGTTCCATTAGAAATAGATCTAGGTGCAGTAATAAACAAATATGTGCCATCTTGATTTAATAACACTTGACTTGCAAAACCAGAACCTTTAAGCACAGTATCGTAAGGTGCTAGGGTATCTACAGTAATAGATTGTGTCAATATTTGATTATGATAGATATAAACAGTACCAGTGCTTAACGCAGGACCCGGAGCCGCAATAGCCATAATCGCACCATCATTGCTAGTTGCAATCGATGAACCAAAAGCATCTGTAGGAAGATTTCCGTGAGTAATTGTAATAGGAGATTCAAAAGTTAATGTGCTGTCACTGTTAACAGAATAATCAAATATGTGAATAGAATTCTGTCCAGGACTAGAAATCACAAATGAATTATTATTTTGAACAATACTATATCCAAACTGCGCATTTGATGCAGGAGTTGGACTTACTAGCACATAAGGATTAGTTACATTTGTTGTTGTAAAATTAACATTAACAATTTTTACAACACCTTGATTTACATAAGAAGATGCCGTACCTGTAGTTCCTGCAAAATTACTACCTGTAATATGTCTAACCAAACTTGCTTTAGGTGCACCTATTGTTACATAATTTGTCAAACCATCAACTATTAAACTTTGACCGAAACTTGAATCTGTAGTTGAATTGACATAAGTGTTTCCGCTATGTTCATTTAAAGTCAGTTGGGCAACATTCACTAAACTATTACCTTGACCATCTTTTCTATATACATAAACTTTACCGTAACCTGTAAAGATAGAATTAAAATAAGGAGAAGATACTGCCAATTTTGTTCCATCTACAGAACTTGCAACAGTAGCACCATATTGTTCATTTGGTCTTACTGGGAATGAATACGTAGGTGATGAAACAGCACTAGGAATATAGGCGTTAACTTTTTCAAATACACCCCAGCGATTATTTCCATCATTATCTACCCAAATGTTTTCGCCTTCTTTTAAATCATTTAAGAATTCAAAATTATTTAAATCATCAAATGTGTTAAATCGTACACTGGCAAATTTAAATAGCAACCCCACGCCGGGTGTTAGGGTAGGAGAAATTAAAGTTAAATTAGAAGCAACAATAATTTGATTTACGTTAGGAACAGATTGTACCTGATATACACCATCAATACTAGGATCTAACTGACTAACAGATATTAAATCGTTTACACTTAATTTGTGTGGAAGATTTGTAGTTAATATTATGTTTGATCCTGGGAAATTAATTGCGGCCGCTGTAATATTAGTAGGAACTTTAGAATAACGTAAAACATCCCAACTGCCATCTTCTCTAAAGCCAACCCATATTGTGTCGCCTTCGTTGATATTTCTATTGTTAGCAATGTCTAATAAACTATATTTGTTAAATGCAGTAGATGTTACATCATCAAGACGAACATAACCTGCAACAGGCAACATGCTTGTGTAGTCTAAACTAGAGGCAGGACTTGTAGGCCATGGATCGTTAGTATAGTCAGTAGGTTTAACAAGTACATCTGAAGGAGTTTGATAAATCAATAAATCATTAGGATTTACAGGTGCTATATCAGTGAACTGAATAATTTGAGGATTTTCTTGAAATTGAATTTCATTTAAACTGATTTCAATATCTTTCTTAGTGGTATAGGATCCATACGCACCAATTCTAAACGCCCATTCTTCGTTGTAATCAATCTCACCGTGCAATACTGCTTCACTGGCCTTACTTAATTTTGTAAAGACATTCTGCGTACCTTTTTCACGAATAAATCCTTGATAAAATTTATACTGGCTGATAGGATCGACAAAGATGTTATCCATGTAAGGTCGTGGTTGATATCCAGTAAGATGTTGTGCCATTTTTTGTTGAGCACTGTCAAAATTATCAATATTAAGATTGTAAAAATCTTGGAATTGATTAATTTTATAATCAAAGTTTGGCAGTAATTTTGGTGTAGGCTTACCGGGAAGTATTTGCCATTCACTAAATTTAAATGTGCTTGTTCCTGAAATTTTTGTTAATGCAGAATAATAATTGCCAACGTATTGTACAACATCGCCTATTCCATAATCAGTGTATTCAGTCCATGAACCAATAGTTGCTTGATCATAAATGAATCCCGGAGCATTTAAGCCGCCGTCCCACCCGCCAGTTATAAAGCCCACTAATTTAATTCTAGCTTGTTTATATCCTGTTTCGATGTCATAGATAATGTCACCAAAAATAGACTGGTTACGCAGTACAATAGCATGTTCTGTTTGAATAAAATTCAAACGCACAAAGTAAATACCATCCTTTGGATTTAAAGTATTAATGGTAATAGATCCAGGCTGTCTAACAATATTAATATAATCATTTGCTAACGGTGTTCCATCTGATTTCAATATGCTATAATCAGTTAATGGATCTAATAAATTGTCAGCTACTGAATCAGTAGATGTAAATGTCATGTTGTTAGCAAATGGAGATAGCGTGATAACACTACCACTTGCCCATGCCTGAGTGGTCCAGAATAATAATTCTTTAGCTGTAAAATTCCAATCAATAACTTCACTAAGGTCAGTATTGAATTGATCAAGCACAAGACCTTGTTGTAACAACCATTGGCCATATCCCATGATTGTGTAATACAATTCTTGTAAACTTGTAAATTCTGTACCGTAAGGTATGGTCGTTACTGTGTCAGAATAAGTAATTGCCTTAAGAACAGATATTCCTCCAATAATAGGAGCACTAGGTAACTGCACAAAATAAGAAGAATTAAAAGTCGATCCTGCTTCGTGACTTATTTTTACTCTATACCATAAGTTATTGTAACTTACCAATTGACCTGCTTGATAGAAATTTGCATTTGTACTTGCAACTGCTGTAGGACCAACAGCAACATCAACTGTGGTCGGACTAGGAGTCCATACAACATACTCTTCGGTTCTACCACCAACAGTAAATGCAGGGTCTGTGCTATTTGCAGTAGGATAATAACAATTGAAATAAGGATGTAACTTATCATATCCTCTAAGAACAAATCCAGTATCTGTTCTTTCCACAATAATACCAGACACTCCTATTGATTTAACAGGATTACTTCTATTCAAGAAAACTTCATAATCTTCATTAGGAAGAGCAACACCAGGATTTTTAGTAGCAGGGTTAACAGAGTCAATAATAATATCTATTTTATCTTGATTAACAAATCCGCCAACCTTGTACATCAAATTCATTGTTAGATTTTCTAAATCTTGAGATAGATCGGATATAAATGAACTTTTCTTTTGTCTACCAATTTCGACAAGAATAGGACTATACCCTGCACTTAACGTAGCAGTGCCTGTAGAAATGTAACCAAATATTGATAAGTTAGATAGATCAATAAATCCCTTGTTAGAATAAACATATTGACCAGCAAGATTTTTATTCATTCTACTTGTATCAAACATTGTAGAAGTATACTTTGCAGGGCGAGCTAACGCTAATAAAATTTGAACTGCAAATGGCCATAGACTGCTTCTTCTCCAAGCAGATTCAACTGGCCCAATGTCTCCAAACTTCCAATCTAAATTTGTTTGATTAGGATCTAATCTTTGTGCTAGGCCAATCTTTGCCGGATCTAATAAATTACCGCTCGCATCAACTGGAATAATTGAAGTTAGTCCTGGACGAGCATAAAGAGAATTAATTGTAACTCCTGCAGGATCTTTGATAGTGCCTGCTTCTAAATCACTCCATAGCAATAAGTTACCAGAAGTGTAAGGTGCTGGACCGTATACACTTGTCCACCATGCAGGCATTGTAGAAAATCCTAACATCTCCCAAGGACATGTATGAGGGCGATCTGTATCGTAGAAGAATTTAAATATCCCTCTCCAACCACCTGGCAACGGTACATTGTTTAATGCGTTTATTGAAGAACGATAGTTCCACGATTTAGGATCATCAGAAGATGTAGTATTTCTAGAATAATCTAGACCATAAAATCCTGCCCATTTAAAAAATTCCGGAGCAAGTATGTCTGATATTTCGCTGTAAGAATAATCGTTAGATCTAAAGGCTCCTGGCATTACTTCGTTGATATCGAATAAATCAGAATCGTATTGAGTTTTAATATTGTTATAAATTCTTCGTTCTAATTCTAAAATTATTCCATCTCTATAATCACCGTAGGCAACCATTATACTGCCATCATGTCCTTGAATTACTAACTGAGGGCCATTAGCGTATGTATTATCTAAATAAATTTGTGGAACAAATGACGGATACAATCCTAATTTTGTAGGAGAGTAAGGAACGAAACATCCTGCGGTTGAAGCATAGTCTCTAATAGAAAGAGTATCGCCTTTATTTAAAGAACGCAATACATAAAATACAGGATCTACACTATCAAAGGTGTAGTCAACACCGTTAATCAATTGTTCAGTTATGCCAGTATTAACATCTGTATAATAGATTAACACAGATCTCAACGACAATTCTGTTGAACTAAACACACTGTTTAACGCATAGGTTGTATTTCTAGAATCTGTTACGGTCCAAGTATTACTTGTAAAATCTTTACCATACGCTACCATATCTGAACTTGAGTAAGGGAAATTAATATCCTTGTTTAAGTTCATGTTGTGTAGAATAATATCCAGTGCTTCAGCCGGAGTATATGTTCCGCCGATACTTAGCATACGATGGAAGAATCCTAACTTAAATTGTGAATATTGTAATGCGGCTTTTCGAAGACTTGATACAACGCTATTTTCTTGATTGGAGATAAAATAACCAGCAAAAGATGCAGGAGTATTGTTAGAAATTAATCTAGTTCCATAATTATTAAAATCACCTAAATCTCTAATGTTATTATCACCAAAGAATGTGCCTCGGAATAGAGGATGTGTATCAGCCATAGTTTCAGCATGGTCTGATAATTCTGCCAATGTAAATTGTTCAATAGGACCATTGAACGGATTGTTTGTATAGTTTATAGCAACTTCATAGTATCCGTTGTCATTTGGAATAGCATCTGTGTATAATTTAAACAAAACTCTATCATTAACATTTAACGGAGTTGTAAAATTTACAAAATATCTATTTCTATCAGCAAATAAATTAAAGTCACTCGCTTCAAATTTTCTAACATCGTTAACAAATACACTAACAGAGATAGTTTGATATCCTGGATTATCAACTGCGATGATTTCTATTGATGTAGTCGCTGTAGTTGTTACTACTTGGCTTTGAATAATAGGAATGGAATATGTCTGAACAGGCGTCCACACATTTTCATACGCAGGAGTTCCTGACTGATTATTAATTTTTAAAAAACCTAAACTAATAGGAATTGTAGTTGTAACTGATTGGTTTTCGATTACCATTTCATCTGTCATGAAATAGTTGTTAAACAAATAGTATCCTTGGTCAGCAATAGTTTTATATAATAATGGAAACCCTAGTACACTATCATTTGATCCATTACCTACTGCATAGTTAAACAAATACGTACCGTCAAATGTGTTGTTTACATAATGATCGATGTTTCCATAACTAATACCGTTTTTATCTATAACATCAAAACGTGGAAATTGATTAATGGTTGTTTTTTCCTGAGCCTCAATCCAGGCAGTTCCGTTATACCACCAACTAGTTCCTTTATGTGTTTCTCCGTACAAGACAACTACACCATCGCCGATATTTGGGGTAGCATCAGTTGCTCGATCTAGACTTATAACAAAGTTTCCGTTTAATTTAACAAAATTAACAACAAATGTAATACCGTTAACCAACGGATCAGGATCTGCTGTAAAAATAACTCGATCACCTTGACCTAATAAAACACCGTCAACGTAATAACCTATTTGTCCTTCTACCTTAGAAAACGCATCAGTTGTAGTAGTATCAATGTGTTGAATGTTTGGCTTAGCAACAGAACCAAAATTAAACAATTGAATGTTTGGTTTAAATTCAACAATAGGACGAGTAGCTCGAGCAGTTTGATCAAACTGAGCAGTTGTTCCGTTGTATGCGGCTGTTTGTGTTATAACATCTTTATGGAACCAACGATTATATCTAGTCCACGGATTTAAATCTAAACTACCTCTATTAATTGTGATATATTCAGGAGTTAATGGTAGGGTTGAAAAATTATCGAATGGAAACTCATCGAAATTTGTACCGTCAAAATTTTCATCGTATGCAGAAGAATAAGATTCAGGAACTTGTAAAGAGTTCAACGGAATCAATCTAATCGCACTACCAACACCGTCAACAATAAAATCATACCCAGCATATTCAGCAGGAGTAACCGATCCCGTAAAATTAACTTTAAGGCCATTAGTAAAAACAACGCCATTTCCAGAAGTATAATTTTGTTTTCCTAAAATTTCTTTAGTAATATCGATAACTGAGTCAGCTTGAATAGATTTAACAATAATTTCGCCACCTACTAATACATCATCGTCGGCGACATAATATAAAACAGCAGGTGTATCTTCATCAACAACTAGTGTAATAGTCCCTGATGAAATACCATTATTAGTAATTGTTGTTCTAAACGCTTGGCTTGCTCCGCCAACACGACGAGTCTTAATCCAAATTTTATGTTTTGAATTAACATTAAAATTATAAGTTATTCCTCGATATAGTGTTAAAGTAACATCCGGAGTTAATCCATCTGGTGTTACAATAATATTTTCACCGCTTTGTGCATCAGTTATTGTATAAGTGCTTATTGCATTTTTTTGTAAACCTTCAACTGTTACTGAATCAGGACCTACAGGCAACCAATAATATTGGTCGAAGTTAACGAACTTATCCCAATCAATATGAGGATTGTATGAATAGTACTCAGGTTTAAACAATCGATCTAAACGGGTAGTATTCCCACCCTCGAATGCAATTTGATTAATTAAATCATCATATCCAAATGTGCCATTAATATTTTGATATTGATCTCTCACAACCACCGCCGGTGCTAATTGATAATCTTTTCTTAATGGCATTGTTTCGGGGATGTACCGATCTGTTGCGGGATTATATGTTTTTGTATCGGTGCTACCTGCCCAGGCATTTATACGATCTAGTTGAGGCGTTTGTATTAATTGATCAATAGTTGCTGATAAAAATTTAGTATTTTTATCTGTTCTAAAGATCGAAGGAAGTAAATTTATTGATTTTTTATCGTTAGAGTTTGACATCCGTTACTATCCTTACGCACTGGTTACTAGAGTTGAAGTTGTGTTTAGCACAGTAGAAGTAATAGAATTTACTATTTGAATATTATCTACTGTTGCCGCATTAATAAAAATCTGATCCGACTGGCAAGCAATTTCATATAAACTACCAAATGAAACATTTGCTGTAGGAACAATTACAAAATTTGTAATGTTAGGTGTTAACAAATTCATAACATAGGTTGATAATTCACTGAAGTAAAAACTTTGACCAAAGTCCCAGTTTTCAAGAGCAAAGAAATCGTTGATTGCACTCATGATAGAATTTTTAATTTCATTTTCGCTAATTGATACCGCCGGATTTATAACTGCCTTAAATGTTGCTTGTAAATTAGGTGTTGCGGCAGAACCAAATAGCGGTATGTATGTTACTGGTTGATATATAATTTCATCACTGATTGCTTTGATAGGTTCTAGCACAGCGGCATAGTTATTTTCAAGATCTGAACTTGTAGGCGGCATAGGCTCTGCACTAGTCGCACCGTTTGATAACCAAGATCTATATGCTGTATCGTATGAAGCATTTAAAATATAAACTTCCATAATATTCATTTTACTTGGATCTAATCTGCGATCATCACCGCTATTGTGTTGATATTGGAACTTTAATCCTGTACGGCCTGGCTGGGCAAAATAACTAGGTTGTATATCGTAAGTTGCTGTTACAGGGTTATATTGTGTAATAACATTTGCATCAGTATCATAAAAATAATATAAAGTTGCAGTGTTAGGAGTTGTTATAAATGTCTCATTGGGATATGCAGTAATAGGAGTAGTCGAAGTATCTACAATAGAATAAGTAGATCCATCTGAGCTTGTTTGGAAATACACAAAATTACTTAGATATCCAGTTTGAGGTGATGTATATGTAGGGTTGGCAATAATCGTAAATGCATCAGGATCGTGTATTTGACCAGTTAATAAATCTGAGAAGAAAGAAACTTGAACTTTTTTAGGTTCAATATATCCGTCAGACTCAACTACTGTATTATCAATTTGCCAATCAAAATCTTGACCAAGTGGATAAGAAGAATTAGGAATATTATTAATTCCTAATACAGTAACGCTATCTTTAACAATGGTATTTGTTGTATAATCAAAGTTTACATTTGTTGGATCAAAGAAGAAAGATGTTTCAGCAAGACTTTCAAACAAATATTTTGTACTTCTGTAGAATACTTTATATTCGACACCAGTCCACTGGAAACTGACAATCCAACTTGCATCCTTATTAGTATTAGTTGCATCTTGTTGAAATAACAAACTAAAATCACTAATTAAATCTAAATTAGTATCTGTAATGATATACCAAGATCTGCTAGTTGCAGAAAAACTTAAACCAAAATTTCTATACGCTGAACACAAATTAACAATTTCAGTTTGTACACTTGTAGGTAGTATACTTTCAAACTGAGGGATAACTTGTGTAAACAAACATCCTGTAGGAACATTTCCTGTAACAATAATAGGACCGGTGCCATTTGATAATGCGCCCTGTCCTGCATTTGCACCATCGCCAATTACGTTTGTAATTTGTATCCAACGATAGTCTACGGTGGTGTCATCTTGAGTAGTTGTAAAGTTTCCATTAGGCAAGAAATATCGCTGTGCGCCAGTCGCTGGATCAGTTCCTGGTAGCACTTTTACTAACGCACCGGTGTATGCATACTGTAAATTATTAGACGAAAAATATCCAACTTCTTGCGGAACAGACTGCGATGGTCTATTTTGATAAAGAGTTTTGTTTACAAAATAACCAGTAGACTGACCAGAACCTGCTGTTACCTGAATCCAAACGACACCCGGATCACTTAAATCTGGTCGTGGCCAATTATCATAGTAAAATGCAGTAACTTCATTTGAGTCAATAATAGGAGTTACTCGGTTTGTAACAACGGAGTAAATGTCATTGTTTCCAGTAAATGAAAATTGAAAATTCTGTTGTGAATATTCTTTATATAATGCTCCATCTGAAGCAAAAATATTTGTACTAGAATATTTTCCACTAACATCAGCTAAATCGTAGAATTTACTAATACCACTACTTACACGATTAATACTTTTAACTTTAAGGATGTCTGTGCCAGCGTTTAACGGAGCAATATTATAATCTTCTCCGGTGATCATTCTGTTTTGTGTATAATATACTTGAGGGGCTTTGGTTTTGATATCGCTAATTGTTTCTGCGCCCGAACTATTTGTAACAGTATATTGAAGTGATAAAGTAATAGACAATGTTTGACTTTGTCCATTCTTATTATAATAAGGAATCTGTACTAACAAACCTCTCATTTGATCAGGAGTAATTGAATATGTCAATCCGTTACTTTGTCTGTAGAACAAATTAAAATTACCTTGAGGTAAGTTACCAAAGGCACCGTCAGCAAAGTTTAAATCAATTTGATCATTTACTCTAGATGTTACTGAATAGATGTTGCGTTGTTTATTTGAGATACTATTATAAATGACGTTGTTTCCTGTAACAGAATCAACTTTAGTCCACAAATTAGCATATCTGTTATTTGCATCTAGTTGCCATAACCATACATCTGAATCATTAATGTCGGGAGCATCTACTCCAACGATTTCATTTGTAACAGGATTAGTCACTGAAAAACTAGATACACTTAACGCACCTTGTTTAAATGTTACAAAGAAGCCAGAATTATTAGAGCCCGCTCCTTGTCCATCATTTTGATAAATGTAGGTAAAATTGCTTCCAGGTAATGGAGTGGATTCGTAGACGTAACTTTGTCCAGAAAATGTAGAAGGAACAATTTCAAAGGCCATTGAATTACCGTTAATGGCTCTAGTAAAAGAATAAACCGGAACATCTAAATTAGATGAATTAACACTATATTGTTCAGTAGGAACGCCATTAATTGTACTTCTATCATTAGGAGTACCGAACGCATAATGCCCTGGCATTGCTGAATTTAAAATACTAACAAACTGTTGATACCAATTGCTATTAGTAGGGTCGTTCCAGTTAACTTGTTGGTTTGCTAAGTTGATACCGCTAGCATCAACTACGTTATCAGTGGTCTTAACACCTGTTATTTTAATTAATCCAGTTGCAGGAGTATTTCTAGTAGCACTATAGTTAATCAACTGTGCTAGTTGAATAACGCTGTCTTGTTTTTGTGCAGTTTCTAAAAAGTTTTCGCGAGCGTTTAAATCAATGCGAAAACTTAAATTTTGTGCTACAAAGGCTACTAGCTCAATTAAAGCAATGTACTCGCTAGAATCAATGTAATCGTTGAAGTCTTCAGGATATTTCTGATTAAGGTAATTAATCATTGTTCTACGAATTGTTTCAAAATCGTAGCTGGTGAAGTCCGCATTTGCGAACGTTTGATATATCTTTGTCCAATCTTCTGCGACAAGTAGTTTCGAGTTAGTTGCTGGTATCATATACGCTATCTTACCTAAGTAGTAACGTATTTATGGCGAAAATAAACCTGGTATATAATATTAAGCAGATGCAATACCTACTTCAGAATCGAAGTTTAGCATTAGGTTTTGACTTTGATTAGTGCCGTTTAACAGCATAGTTACTTCAATAATAAACCCCTGATCTGCTTCGGTGATATTAATTTGAGTAGGTGTTACTCGAGGATCAGAATTTAAAATTCTGTTAAGATCGTCTGTAATTTGTTGCTTAACAACCGGTGTCAATGGCTCAAATATTAAATCCCAAATAATTGTTCCAAACTCGGGTTTCATTACTCGTTCGCCTTTGCGAGTGTTAAACTGATTTAATAAATCTTGTTTAACAAGATCAAAATCATAAAGTTTAACACTTCGTGTTGTATTGTCTTGCGAACTAAACCCGACGTAGAATTGGCTAGTCTTGTTAGTATGCTGACTATTGTATTTTGCGGGTGTAAGAACTATACTTTTGTATGCCATGATATGTTATTTATTGGCTTCCTGAACCAGACTGAACTACGTTACCTTGACTATCTGTCAACGGAACTCCTGCCCCTGTACTCACAGTATACCCTTGAAGTTGTGATAAGAATGCATGATAATAATCCATCTTTTTAGCGTAGATGTCCGGAGAATTTACTCCAACTGATGCAATAGCGGCATTAATATATTGAGGATCGTTTTGATCTAAATGACAACGTTTCTTAAAATATGCTACACATACCTGTGCACCTAGAGTAATATCATTGACTAGATCAGGATTATTAACTAGATCTAGCCCAGTTAAAGTAGCATACTGTTGATAATTTCCTTTGCCTGTTAATTGAATATATCCTCTACCATAATACTTGCCTCCATCAGAGTCAGTCTGATTACCTAAGAAGTTTGCACCTCGGAATGATGGACCGTAGAAGAACGAGAAGAAGTCTTCCCTTGAACCTGTCCAACGAGCATACTTGTTAATGACATCGGCAGATGCACTACGGAAAAGTTGTTTCAAACGTTCAGGAGAATAATAAAATGCTTCGTTCTGAGGAATCCATCCTGATTCGCCACCGGCAATACCAAGAATAGAAGCAACTGCATACGGGCTTGTGTATCCTGCTTTGGCACAGGCCGCTTTAAGTGCCGCAATGCCTGCTTGAGCTTTAGGATTAGTAATTGCTTTGGCCGCGGCTGGCGAAACTGTTCCGGGAATAAAACTAGATAAGTTTGCAGGCGGTGCAGTGTTTCCGGATGAAACAACGTCTGGTCTCGATGCGGCCGCTGTATCAGTATTAGCAGGTGTAAACGCACTAAAATTAATATTTTCATGCTGGTCCCATGGCTCATGCATAGGAACACGTTGCATAATAGTAGTCAGTGGACTTCCTTTATAGAAGTTTCCATTACCCCAACCCGAATCAGCATTTCTTGTAGGAACGTTGTAAGTAGGTATAGGACTAGGAGTATCTGCTGTCTGGGCCGCAGTAGCAGGAGTAGCGGCACCTGCGGCGGCCGCGGCTGGACCGTTTTGATGAATTGCACTAGCAGATGCTAGGTATAAACCGGCCGCACCAACATTAAAGTTTCCGCCTGTACTTTGCAACATATCGCCCTCAGACAATAGGTTCATTGTTTTTGCGGCTGATGCATAAATTGCACCGTTGGCATCTATTTGTATATTTTGAGATGCAGATTCATAAAGACTGCCGCCTGACGAAATGTGCATGTCTGATGCAGATGTTTGATACATCACGTCTGCAACTGCAATGTGCATGTCAGCACCGACAGTTAGTTTGTAATTATTGTTAACCGTCCAATCTAAATCTTGTGCAAAATCGATCTTAACATTATTGTAAACAATCATATAGAAATGATCAAATACGTTAACATCCATTGCCTTATTAGATTTGATGTTAAAATTTCTGCCTGATTCAATATTAATATCACGATCAGCACGGATGTTTAAATCGTTTTCCGAATGGATACTTATAGAATCTTTTGCATAGATATCTATCTTGCCATTAGAAGTAAGTTCTACCCATGCAGTGCCTTTACTATTGCCTATATAAATTAAATCCTGGCTGTTATGCATTAGGATTTGATGTCCGGTTCTAGTACGAATTCTAACCAATTCGTTCTGACCATCTTTGTCACCATCATCCATAACAAATTGTGTGCCACCTAATCGACTAACAGGCACTTTTACATTAGCAGGATAACCAATAGTACCTTCTTTATAGTTTGTATTTGTTGCCGACGAATCTTTATCAATAGGTCCAGGAGTACTGATACCAAATACCATACTAGGCACTTCTCGTCTAGCACTGCTAGAGGTCACACCTCTTACATTATCAAGTAATAATCCCTGTGCTAATAATCTATCTGCAAAAGGATGCACAGGTTTCGTAAACTTGTTAATATCTGCAGGAGTTGTTTGATCGCCTAGTTTACGGGTTTTCTTATTAAATTCAGTTACAGGAAGATTTTTTGTACCGTACTTTGTTTGCTGATCTTGAGATAGTTCAGTATTTTGACTAGCCGCAATGCCTGGAATTTCATAGTTCTGATATCTATCAGGGATACATCCTATCCAAAATCCCTGATTAGGATCCCCATTGACAAATATACATAATACAGTTGTACCAATATCGGGAGGTACTGCCCACCAGCCGTATGCCTTTTGTGCATCTCCCGGACGAGATGAATCATTACCTTCCCAATCAATATTGCTAACTCCGTAGAATGGACTTAGATATTGAACAACATAAGTTTCGCCGCTAATATCTTGCGAATTTGTAGTAGACTTCAATAAAGAAACTTCTACTGCACCCATGTAGGTAGGATCCAAGTGGTTGGTAATAATACCCATCCACGGCCCTGCATTTGGCAAAGGTGATCTTATTCTTTTAAATTCGCCCATATTATGTTATCAATTGTTGTACGGAATTTAAGGCTCCGGCGGCCACTGTTTTTGCACTAGATAATGCTCCACTTAATGCAGAGCCTGGACTAGGCAGACTATTTAAAGGATTATTCATTAACGAAGTCAGAGGACTGACTGCGGAATTTAAATTTGCGGCCGAAACTATCAAGGGAGGGTTTAATGATAACGCAGAAGAGTCAACGCTTGCAACATTAATAGTCCCGTCAGAATTAAAGAAATTAGTCGTATCAATTCCTGATATACTTGCATAACTGTTAAGTTGATCTTGCAAATCTGATGCAGATAGATTTTGTAAATCCGAAAGTTGGCTTGTTAAATCTCCTGAATTGAGATTTAGATCAGCAATAGAGGTGCCTGCCTGGCCAGCCGCCGATGCAATCGCAGACATAGGACCGCTTAATGAAGTAGGACTTACTCCTCCTAAATTACCAGTTAATGCACTTGCGGCCGCACTTGCTGATCCTGTTAATTGTCCTACTTGTCCTGCTAATGCGCCTGCCGCATTTGTTGCCGCATTTGAGACCGAACCAAACTGTACTCCAACTGCTTTAACATCTGATGCAATTGAACTTAATCCCATCGGAGCTGTCAACGCACCACTCAATAAACCGTTTGGAGATAAATTTAAACTACCTGCGGCTTTGCCAGCAAGACTAGATAAATTCGATAACGATGCTGATAATGATGTAGGTAATGCAGAGGCCGCAGATGTCACATTAGGTGTTATATTTCCGCCTTGCTCAACATTAATTTGTTTTGCCAGAGCTTGCATGTATGCAGTGGGACCTAATGCATCTGCTAATGATACATCTGGTCCAGGTGCTGTGGTAGGAGGTATAGTGATTGGCAAATTCTTAATAGATGCCGCAGTTAAATTGTATGCTAGTAATCCGTTATTGGTTGCCTGTGTTAAATCAACACCGGCTGGCATTGACTTAGCAACATTCGCAATTTGATTTACTACATTACTATCAAGCCCAGCACCTAATCCCGACAGCTGAGACGGATCAATTCCTAACTTAGCAGAAATCTCCGATGCATTGCCAGACAATGCCGATGTGATTTGAGATTTTACATTTGCTATGTCAATAGAGGATGCTCCGCCGTTAACTATACTTGCCACTCCCGGAACATTGCTAATTGCACCTGTTACGTTGTTTAACGCACCTTGCGCGGCCGCGGCTGGATCAGTTAACGCGGCTGTAGGAGATGTTAGACTACTTGTGGCAAATTTTGCAAGGCCAGCGACTGTCGATAATCCGCTAGTGGCCATACGTGCTACAGACGAAACTGTACCAATCGCAGACGACAATGCAGGATTAACAAGACCAAAATTAGTTGCATTATTCAATTTTGTTATTGCTCCTATTCCTTGTTGCAACACACCAGATGCCTGATTTAATAATCCAGAACCTGCTCCTACTGCATTAGAAAAATTAGAAAGCACACCAGGAAGACCTGGACCAACTGTTCCCCTATTGACCATATTTGTTAAACTAGGAACATTAGGGCGAGCTCCAGAATTTGCAGTATTAGGATTTGCAGAATCGTCAGTTGATTGACTACCCAACTTCGGTGTCTGAATCGTTTCGTAAGCCGCAGATTTAGCGCCCGGTGCTTGTCCAGGGATACGTATTGTGTTTAAATGTTGTTTGAAGACACCGTCTCTAAATGTGCTAACTACCTTTAATACTCTATATACTCCGCTGAAATCTGCCACAGTATCAAACTTCATTAAGCCAGTTGACGTATCTATATCAGAAGGATTTCCAAACTTAAGAATAATCATCGACTCTGATTGATTAATATTTGCTTGACCATCATCTGTAATCGCAGGATCTTTTATAGCAGGCAAATAATTACCAGCGCCTCCGGCGCAGACAAAGTAAGGATCTCCTAAAATATCTAACTCAGCTTTAAGCTGACTAACACTATTTAAAATTGCTTCATGCGCGGCCTTTTGTTGTAACCAAAACGGATCTGTTCTTTGCGGACCGCTATTCATTTTTGATTCGTTAGCATAACCTGTTGCTACAATAGGAGTACTAGGAACTGGTGCTTCTACACCAGAATTTACTGCACCTGCTGGTTTAACATCTTTTACATCATTTGTAGCGCCAGCGGTTTGACTTGTGCCGTCATTTGTTTTATTACCGTTCCCTGCGTTTGCTTCTTGAAAATATAGATTATTAAAATCTAATTTAAAACTTAGTATATCTGTGTTTTTTCCAGAGTATATATAACTGTAAGCACGTTTAACTAATGGAAATAAATCAGCAGGGTCGTGTTGATTTGTTTCTTGACCTGGTAATTTTGTGTAATGGACTTTCCACGGCATTACAAGATATTGCCAAGTGTGTATTCTTAAACCAGTAGTAGAATCGATTATATCCTCAGGAACTGCGTTAATATGAATTTTAAAATAATCAATCATACCTTGTGCATCTTTAGCTTTTTGTACATCAGCTAAAATTGTTCTTAGATATTCACTATCACGAATAACAGATGCAATAATATCATGTATCTGAGAATTTTCTGCAAACATGATAGCAACTTTATCTGGACTACTAGATGTTGCGGCCGCGCTCTGTGATTGTTGAAGAGCAACTTCTTTTTGTTGAGAATCTGTTAATCGAGGATCACTGGCGGCCGCGGCGGCAGAGCCTCGCCCTGCGCCTGCACTAGAATATGTACCACCTTCGCCCGGTGGAGGAAATTTAAAAATATTATTTTGTCTTGATAGATCGTTTATCTTTGCATTAAACAAATTATTATTAGGAAGAGATTTTACTGATACAGGGTCTATAGCTTTATCTGCAGGCCACTGTGGGAAATATATTTCATACTTGTCTCTAATTTTTGCTTTCTCGGGATCCTTTTCATCTTTGGTACGTTGTTCAATTTTTTCATTCAATGATGATATCATGTTAGTTAAAATATCACCGACAGTAGTACCTGTAATTTTTATATCCCCGATAATTGTATTAGGCATTGAATAGCCTTGTTGGTCATAAGGAACTGCTGTAACGGAATATTTTGTACCGCTTTCAGTTACTGAGACTTGAACACCTGTTAACTTAATAGGAAAATATCTAGTAGCCTGGTCAATTTCAGTAACCACAGCAGGTGTACCAGGTCCGTCCGGATATCCAGTAAAAGAAACCTTTAATAAAAATGGAGCACCTACATAATTAGGATGACCTGCGGCTTGAGAAGAAACACGTAATGCTTCAATAAACCCATTCATACTGTATGGTTCGATAACATCAAATTTTATTTTTGTTGCTATTGCAGATCCACTTTCTTGAGTAGGAGCCATTAATGTATCGATTTCTACGTTATCAATAAACATATCAAATCGACCCGGAGAATACTTATTAAAATTACTTGCCACAGCCGCGGTATCAATAGGAGGAGCTATCGGATTTTTATCTTCGTCTGAAGTTTGTCCTGCATTATCATATGGAATAGGAATTGCGGCAGATGCATTAAGACCCGATGTCTTTCCTCCGCTTTTTAATACTACAAAATCAAGGCTACTGTTTCTATATACATCAGGAGATTTTAATGCAGTTGCTTTTAGAGCGGCCAATGTAAAATTATATGTAAAGGATCTATATTTGTACAACACATTAGGGCTTGCGCCAGACGGACTAACACTAGTCGTAGAAACCGATTGTGCATCTGACAGCGTCTGTGATTGCAATGATGGCGTTACACCTTGTTGAACACCCATATTAAATTCCTAAAACTTGATTTATTGTTGCTTGTTGTGGAAGATATATAGATGTCCCTGCTGTAAAATCATATATCGAATCGTTAATAACTTCGGGATTTCTAACAGCAAACACCCACCACAAATTAGAATCTCCATATAGATCGTATGCTAACAAATCTGGTCTATTGGCATATTGAGGAGTAATTGCCCATTGTATGTCAAAGGTATTTGCCGGAAATGTAATGCTTTTCCATGTATCGAGATACTGCCCAGCAACGGAAGTATTATAATACGGACTTGATTTAGAATATACTGCGGCCATTATAGATATCCTTTTCCTCTTAAGGTGTTATTGAGCCAAGCATCGACACCATAATTTTGCATTTCTTGTCTGCTATACATTATGTTTAACGTAAGATTAATTGTTGATATAGTTGGTACCATTGTATTTCCAAACAACCCTTGATATTGCGGAGAAGTACCAACTGCAACGTAGTCAACTCCTTCTGGTAATTCAATTTTAAAACTTGCAAGTGACACAGGTACATTACTTAACATAGAATCACCCCATGCATTTAATCTGCAAACAGGAGGAGGACTACCTGCATCTTTGTCTGTACCCCAACGCATTTTTGTCAACGCTCTTAACAAGTGAACAATTCCTAGATATATTGCTCCGTCTTTTTCATTTTGATTTGAAAATTTTCCAGATATTGTAATAGGACCCATAGAACTCTTTTGATAAAAATATATAGGAAAATTTGAGTGTGTCGGGTTTAATGAAGAATAGTTTGCTTGATTATCGTAAGAGATATTAGGGGTATATGGAAATAATATTCCCCCTAATCCAGCTAGAACCGAGGCCGGTCCAACAAGATATGTTTTAGGAACAGTGATTATTGTTCGCATATCTTTCGCTCCAGACCAAGTTGCTGATGCACCTCCTAACTGCCCGCCGCTTTCAACTCCGATACTTCTACTTAATGCGGTAAGTGTTCCCGGTGCTGTTGCTCCTGGAGGTAAACCTGCCAATCTATTGGCCTGAGGACTGTCTGTTGATTCGGTGCTGGTTACATTACCGCTTGCATCAGTAGTTAATGTACTGCCGTCATCAAACACTTGTATTTGCGGTGGCCCAACTACCGGACTTGCTGTAGCATATTTGTCTGCGGTATCCTGATCTGTTGTAGAAGGATTTGTAGGATCTTCTGTTCCTGTGGTTGTTGGAACAGGAGTCGATGTAGTACTGGTAGAATCAGGGCTTGCAGTTTGCGCATCTGCGGCATTTTTTTCTGCATTTGTTTGTGCTTCTGCTGGCGGTTCGGTTGCCGCACTGTTTACTTGTTGTGTTAACGAGTTAATTTGTGTAGATAGCGACTGACTTAGTGATATAGAATCAGTAAGTTGTTGTATGTTTGCTTCGGAGCTAGCAATTTGACTTTTTAAACTAGCTATATATGCAGGATCATATGGTGGATTTCTAGTAGTATCATTAATTTGAGCCTGGGCGTCATTTACGTAATTTATTGCGGCTTGCCGACTGCTTATTGTTGTGTTTGTCCAATCATTAATAGTGGCGGCATCAAGAACTCCGCCGGCATGTCCAGGAACTAACCCACTTCCACTTGGGCCATAACTTGCGCCCGGCACAGAATCAGCAGACCATGTAATAGTCCCGTCAGCTTGTTTGGTAACACTAACTGTTACACCATTAATGCTAGTATTAATAGACGCCATATCGTTTTTATCCTTATAGCTTATTTAACCAGGTAAATAATGTATGCACTTAAATGGTTGACATTGGTATAACAGTTCTGTTATACTTACTCATAAAGGCTCGCAGAAGCCAATAACTATAAGGAGGCCACACAACAGATGGCAACAGCACAGATAATATCCGCACCTGGTAGAAAAGTACGCTACCTAAATAATAGAGATCTACTAGCGGAAATACATAAAAGTAAAGCATCATTTTCCAGTTATACAGATAAAGCATATAAGCAACACGACATAATACTGCCCAGTTTAGAAAAAGTTAATATCAGAACTATTGCAGAAGCTAAACGCAACAGGGCAAAGCGTTTAGGACTAGAAGCATTTAACGCGGCCAGAGCCGCAGGTGACAAAAAAATCAAATTAGCAGAGTGTATTCCAGACTACAAGACTATTGCTAAAACCGATATCGTTATCCGAATCATGACATTTGATCATATTCCGCTAGCACCCGGACGTAAGAAAACAGTCAAAAGCACAGCAGACGGACATGAAAAGGTAAATTTTCCTCCATACCAACATTGGAAGTTTGACGATCATGACAATTTAATCTGCGTAGGCAAGAGTCATTGGAAAGGCCCGTTAGATACCGGCAAGTTTGATAAAGATCACGGACGCATTACAGAAGATCTTGGTAAAATGTTTATTAAATTGAGCGAACGATATGCTCAACGTAGTAACTGGCGCGGATATACCTATATTGAAGAAATGAGAGGCCAGGCAATTTTACAACTAAGCCAAATCGGATTACAGTTTGATGAAAGTAAATCCGAAAATCCATTTGCCTATTATACCGCCGCGGTTACCAATTCGTTTACTCGTATTCTTAATATTGAAAAGAAAAATCAAAATATTCGAGATGACATGTTGCAAGAACACGGATTAACTCCAAGTATGACCAGACAGCATCAAGCAGAGTATGCAGAAGAGACTGCAAGGCAGGCCGAATTATATAAAAATATGCGTATGCCTAAGAGCGAAGAAATTGATCCGGAAGAAGAAGTCGAGGGCGGGGCTTGATCTACAATTTAATACATGTTACACTTATCACTAGGAGATTCTATGAACTTGTTTAAGAAAGTAGCATGTTTTACTGACATACATTTTGGATTAAAATCAAATAGCCAAACACATAACCAAGATTGTGAAGATTTTGTAGATTGGTTTATTGCCAATGCCAAAGAACAAGGTTGCGAAACAGCAATCTTCTTAGGAGATTGGCACCATAACCGAAATAGCATAAACTTAACCACTATGGATTATAGTATCCGGTGCCTAGAAAAATTAGGAGCCGCATTTGAACAGTTCTTTTGGTTCCCTGGAAATCACGATTTATTCTTTAAGGATAAGCGTACTATTCATAGTTCTGCTTTTGGTCGACACATTCCTGGTGTAACAGTTGTAGATAGTGTATGGACTAGCGGTAACGTTACACTCGTTCCGTGGCTTGTTGGCGAAGAATGGAAAGAAATTTCTAAGACCAAGAGCAAATATATGTTTGGTCACTTTGAACTACCTCTGTTCTATATGAACGCAATGGTTCAGATGCCAGATCATGGCGAATTAAAAGCCAGTCACTTCGAACATCAAGACTATGTGTTTAGCGGACACTTCCACAAAAGACAAAATCAAAATAAGATTTGGTACATAGGTAACGCATTTCCACATAACTTCTCAGATACATGGGATGATGCAAGAGGTATGATGGTACTAGAATGGGACGGAGAACCTCAGTTTATTGATTGGGATAATGCTCCTAAGTTTCGTACTCTTAAATTAAGCCGATTACTCGACGAAGAAGCTACATTAATGAAGAGCAAGATGCATCTTAAAGTGCATTTAGATCTTCCTATTAGTTACGAAGAAGCAAATTTAATCAAGGAAGAATTTACTTCCAAATATGATGTACGAGAAATTAGTCTTATACAAGAAAAAGACAGTTTAGAAACGGCGATCGATGATAATGCTGAAGCAAAATTTGAAAGTGTTGATCAAATAGTTACAGAACAGATTGTTAACATCGAATCTAACTCGTATGATCCAAGCATTTTACTAGAAATTTACAATAACCTATAATGTTCAAAATAAAAAATATAACAGTTATATGGTAAAATTATTCCTATTAAGGAATGTTTTGAAAAAGGAATGACAATAGAAGAAGCTTCGGCAATTACTAATCTCCGAATGCTTCCGTGGAAAGATAATCTTATGAGACAATATAAAAATGTTTAAGATCCGTAACATCACTGTGAAAAACTTCCTTTCAGTAGGTAATCAAACGCAAGCAGTAGATTTTGATAAAGAACATCTCACCTTGGTGCTAGGCGAAAACCTAGACTTAGGAGGAGATGACAGCGGAAGTCGTAACGGCACAGGTAAGACTACTATTATCAATGCGTTAAGCTATGCCTTGTATGGTAATGCGTTAACTAACATTCGCAAAGAAAACTTAATCAACAAAACTAATGCTAAAAATATGTTAGTTACCGTTGAATTTGAAGTGAATGGGCGCAAATTTAAAATAGAACGTGGTCGTAAACCTAACGTGCTAAAGTTCTACATAGACGATAAAGAACAAGAAAACAAAGACGATGATTCCCAAGGAGATAGTCGCGAAACGCAAAAATCAATTGATCAATTGCTAGGTATGAGCCATACCATGTTCAAACATTTGGTAGCTTTAAATACCTATTCTGAGCCGTTTTTAAGCCTAAAAGCAAACGAACAGCGTGAAGTTATTGAGCAATTATTAGGAATTACACTATTAAGTGAAAAGGCAGAATTGCTAAAAACCCAGACTAAAGAGGTCAAGGACGCAATTACACAAGAAACTGCTAAAATCGAAGCAATCAAAGCCGCTAACAGCAATGTACAAAAGAGCATCGATAGCTTGCTTATTAAGAGTAAAGCGTGGAATGTTAAAAAAGACGATGATTTAGAAAAGCTAGCTCGTGCAATTATGGAATTGCAGGGCGTAGATATTGATAAAGAACTTGTTTTACACACAGAATTAAAGCAATGGAACGAAAGCAATAACAAACTGCGTGATCTTACTAGACAAAAAGCTACATTAGATTCTGCTGTCACACAGGCCGAGAAAACATTAGACAAATATACTAAGGAAGCAGAACAATTACAAAATAAAACTTGTCCTGCATGTTCTCAAGACCTTCACGATCACAAACATGAAGAGATGACTGCTACCGCTGAAAAGAATTATGACGATGCTTATGAGTATTTTCAAAAGATGACAGCACAGCGCAAACAGATACAAGAAGAAATTTTGTCAATAGGCGAACTTCCTAAGCCGCCTAAAACATATTATGAAAACGAATCCGAAGCGTTAGGTCATAAAAATAATCTTGCAAGTCTAGAAAGACAGTTAGAAGACAAGGCTATGGAGCATAATCCCTATAGCGAGCAGATAGAAGAATTAAGACATACTGCTATTCAAGAAATTAGTTGGGATAGTATCAACGAATTGACTAAGTTGCGAGACCATCAAGACTTCTTATACAAGTTGTTAACCAGTAAAGATAGTTTTATTCGTAAAAAGATCATTGATCAGAACTTAACTTACTTGAACAAACGCCTAGGATACTACATTAGTAAGTTAGGATTGCCGCATACTGTTACATTCTTAAATGATTTGACTGTTGAAATTACTCAACTAGGCCAAGATTTAGATTTTGATAACCTAAGTCGAGGAGAACGTAACAGATTAATTTTAAGTTTGAGCTTTGCGTTTAGAGATGTTTGGGAAAACTTGTATCAACACATCAACTTGTTGTTCATTGACGAACTAATCGATGCGGGTATGGATGCGGCTGGTGTTGAAGCAGGTATCGGTGTTCTTAAAAAGATGGGACGTGAACGCAACAAAAACATTTATCTGATTAGTCACAAGGACGAATTGATCGGTCGTGTTAATAATGTTCTTAAAGTTATTAAAGAGAACGGTTTTACCAGTTATTCAAACGACATCGACTTCGTTGAAGCAGTATGATAAACAAGTATAAGCAGATCTATGGAGAGCTTATTGTAGCCCTTACTGAGCTACATAATGCTCACTTAGATTACTTAGAAGGTCCAAACTTACGAAAATCGAGAGATCTCAAAAAAAAGATTAAAAATATATCACCTAAACTAAAAGAATTTACTGGAATAGTTACAAGCGTTAATAAAGAAATATTGCAAAGAGCCCGCGGAGTATATCCATTGGTTCCGAATGATCCCAATTTATTAACTCCCGAATTCCACGAATGGGTAAGTAAAGGGCTAGGTAGAGTTAACAAATATACACCAAAAGGAAAAAAGAAATGACATCACAAGCAGAACTATTAGCCGCATATCAAGCATACATGGCAGAGAACGAAAAGTTTGAAAAAGGTAACAGCGCGGCAGGAACTCGTGCTCGTAAGGCATTAGCTGAAATGGGCAAGGCAGTTAAAGCTCGCCGTAACGAAATTACAGAAACTAAAAATGCCCGCAAAGAGGTAAAGGCTACAAAGTAATGTTCTATCTAAGAGAAGAAGGCCAGGCGTTACATAACGGATTTAACTTTTACAGGTTATCTGATAAAAGTAGTTTTGGTTTTATTTTTAGATTAGGAACAAAATCTTTTATGCTCAGGTATTCAAAAATAAAAAATACCTGGTTCATTGGATGACTTGGACTTATCAAGGCAATTTAGTTGAAGAACTCCCCGAAGACTGTGTTGGATTTGTATATCTAATTACAAATACAGTCTCGGGTAGGATGTATATTGGCAAAAAATTAGCAAAATTTAGTAAAACGACCTACAAGACTGTAAAGTTAAAGAACGGCACAAAGAAGAAAAAGAAGATTAGGAGTAAGATTGACTCCGACTGGCAAGAATATTATGGCTCAAGTCCAAATCTAACAGCAGATATAGACACACTAGGCAAAGACAAATTCACACGAGAAATTCTCTACTATTGTAAAAGTAAAGCAGAAACATCGTACATTGAGGCCCGCGAACAATTCGACCGCAAAGTATTAGAATCAGACAATTATTATAACGGACATATCCAAGTCCGTGTCCATGGCTCTCACATAAAATCTAAAATTTAGGCTCCTTAAGCGGTAACAAGCAAGCGCCAGCAAACATCAGGCGCCCTAAACCTGGATCTCGGATCGCAGGGACGGAAATCTCTTGCCGCAAGAGTACTCAACTACTACCCGAAAGGATGAAGATCGCTTATCAAGCCCTGCGATTTAGTTGTTTGAAGATGGATTAAAGGCAAAAGGAAGGGAGAAAAACCCTACGTTTACATATATGTTAGTGTATATATGTAAGCCGCCGTTGAATGAAGACGGAGCTCGTGGTACCGGTCAACCGCCACTGTAACTGCTCTAACACTAAGTGACTTGTCGAACTCGGATAATGTCATTTTTTTTCGCCCGGCAGGGCGAAGTGTGACCATAGAATCTGGATAATACTTAAATCATCTACGATGATAATATTGTTTCGAAGATGTAATCGAAGAAACAAATGAGCTTTAGCTCATTAACCAGTATAAATAAAATCATACACTCTTTGAGGAATATAAAATGAGAATTACTGAAGTTATCGTAGAATCTGAATTGCAAGAAGGTCCTATATGGGATAAAGTTAAAAGTGCTGGTTCAGCTGTAGGTAAAGGAATCGGAGGTGTAGGACAAGCAGTAGGTGCTGTAGCAGGTGTTCCAGCAGGGTTTGTTCGAGCAATTGGAAAAGGCTACAACAGAGCCGCTGATACTATTGCTGGAGGTCCTGATGGCAATGCTCCTGCACAATCTGCTCCGGCTCAAACAGCAGGTGGTAGTTTTGCTCAAGGACTACAAGGTGGAAGCTCAGGCGGATCAGGTGGTGGTGCTCCTGCACAATCTGCTCCGGCTCAAACAGCAGGTGGTGCATTTAAACAAGGATTCAGTAATGCAATGAGTGGAGGTGCTCCTGCACAATCTGCTCCAGCACAACAAGGCGGCGCTCAACCTACTCCTCAAAGTATCAAAGCTCAGATATCAGCTAAACAAAAACAAATGAAAGCAATCCAAAAAGAATTAGATGGATTAACAAAGATGCTTTCACCAAAAGCTCCTGCACAACAAGCTCAAGCTCCTGCTGATGCTGGCGCCGGTGCATTTGGTCAAATGGCTCAAAATCTAAGCGGACAGCAAGCTCCAGCTACTCAAAATAGTCCAGTGAGCGCAAGCAATCAAGCACCTGCCCCGGCTCCAAAACGTACTGGCGGTAAAGTTGCTGGGCAGGTAAGTCAAACACCTAATGCTATGCGTAAACGTGCGGCCAGAGCGGCTAGCAAAGCAATGGCAACTCCTGAGAGCTTAGGATTCCACAGTAAGTTTTTAGGAATGAGTCTTTAAAAGAACGGTATACCGGATTTTTTAGTTGTCTCTAGATTATCTTCGATAATCTTTCCAATAATTTCTCGATCATCGGGCGCTAGGTTATATGCTTCTGTTATAGTCATGCCACCACGCATGTACCAGCATAATCTAAAGAGCTCGTTTTTAACGGCCTTTGTTTCTAATTCCATGGACGTTGCTAGTTTATCAATTTCGTCCATGTTGAGGGACAAAAGCCTTAGACGAAAAAAGTTGATGCATCGAATACCAGTGGAACTTCAATAATCTCGTCTGCGTAGCCTGCGGCCAACATAGCGGCAGTAGGTTGTATTTGTAACGGTTTGATTGTGTTTTGATCTTTCATTTTTTCCAAATGAGCTTTAACAGCATCAAACACACCTTTATCTACGTTTTCCATAAACTCTTTAATGTACGCAGGATCTTTTGTACTACCTTGACTAGATTGAATTTCGTAAACAGAATTGTTAACGATGCCAATACTTAACAAGTTTAATTTGTCAAAAGACTCTTTAAACATTTTAACTTTTTCTTTTTCTTCAAGGTCTGAGTTATTGGCAATTTGAATAATCTTCTGTGTTTCAAAACTTTGCATAGCACCGTCGGTGATCAACTTGTAGGTAATGGGTTTTACAAAAATAGTTAAATCAGCATTAACAGGAACTACTGGATCCCAATTGATTTGTCCCACTAGGTCTGCCATGATGTTTCTTAGGTCAACTTCGTAATCTACATCAAGTAGGTTTTTATTGTCTAAAGGTACTTTCATCTTTTCACCGTAGGTAGCAATACGTATGGCAATTAGAATTACATCTAAGTCGATGTTGGGAATAGCCCATCCGTTTTTAATTGATGGTATGCAATTTTGGATAACCTCTACTATAGCTTGCCCGTTCATTAATGCATCGGGGATTTTTAATAATAGCTCATCTTTAGCTGTCATTGAATATACAGGCAGGTCACCGTTTTCCGGAATAACAATACTTCCTTGCGGCCAATATTGACCTCCGCTAGGTAATTTAATGTAAATCTTAGGTTGACGCATTAATCCTGCTAGTGGGTTAACACCTCTTATATTTGTTTGAACAGCCATGGTTTTATCTCCGATAAATAACTTTGAGTAAGTATCATATTATTTATGTACCTATATAACCCCAGGAAAAACAATGGCAGATGTAACCGGCACAATTGGCAGTGAACCAGTAGAATTAAACAACGCGGCAACCGAAGCCACGCTCAAAGCCCTGTTGGCCGCTGTACAAAAGCAAGGCCAGTTTATTGTTCAAACCAACAAACAGTTAGATGCAATGTCCAAGAATATGGGCAAAGCTGGACAACCGGACGGTGCTGGAAATAACGCTTCTAAAGATGCTAAAAAAGGACTTGAAAGTGTTGCCGATGGTGCAATGAATGTTGTTAAAGAGCTAAATCCTTTAACAAAAGCGGCCGGCATGGTTGGCGGTGTCCTAGGTGGTTTAGTAAAAGGTGCATTAGATACTGCTTCTAATCTAACCAACTTCGGTGAAGGACTTATTGATGGTCAAGGTAAACTAAGCGACTTTGTTAAAGCATTTGATGCTATTCCTATCATTGGCGGTGTCTTTGACATGTTTGCCAAACTGGTACAGATACAAGAACAAGAATACGAAAGCTATAAAGATTTAACAAAGATAGGTGTAAACTTTGGCGGGACACTTTCAGACATTAGATCCAGTGCATTAGGACTAGGTCTAACATTAAACGAATTTCAAGAAGTTGCTGGAAAGAACAGAGATGTATTTTTACAACTATCGGGCAACGTGAATAAAGGTGCAGAAGCATTTGTTAAAATTAATAAAGCACTGATACAATCTCCATTAGGTGATCAGTTACTGGCATTGGGATTTAGTTTTAAAGACATTAATGATTTAACTGGTAGCTACATTAGAGTGCGCGGTGGCCTAACTAAAGAAGAAATGAATAATACTGCTTTGGTTACCAAGAAAATCGCTGACTACGGTAAAGAATTAGATTTAATAACACAGATAACTGGAAAGAGCCGAGAAGAAGCTGAGAAAGTTGCTGAAGAAGAAGCACAAGAAGCAAACTGGAAAGCATATTTAAACACGCTGTCTAAAGAAGATAGAGAAGCTGTTGAGTCTAGCTTGACACAAATGACCAACATGTACGGTAAAGCAGGTGCCGACATGGTCAAGAGCTCGCAACTTGGAGTTGGTCCAATGACCGACGCTGGTCGAGATCTGCAAGCAATGATGCCAAAACTAGCAGGCGACATTGCAAACCATACAAAGATTGTTAAGCAATATGGCGCTACTTCAAAAGAAGCGACAGATAACTTAGGTAAGAGTATTCTCGATGCACAAAAAGAATCTAAACAATACACCGGTGTAATTGGCATAGCATCTGATGCAACAAAGAATTTATCAGGTGTAATTGGATTCGCGGCAGATAAGGAACGTGCCGGTATCACGTCAATGGATGCTTACCAAAAGAGTATCAATGACATTAAAAAAGAACAAGAAGATCAACAAAAAAGTACAGCCGCCCGTGCCGCAGAAACTGATAAAGCATTTAAACAATTAGGCGAATTATTATATTCTTCATTGCTACCTGTGATCAATTTAGTTGTTCCAATGATGCAAGAGATGGCAAAATCTTTTACTGATTTTGTAACAAATAACATGCCCGCGATTAAAGAAGCTATAGCTAAATTGGCTAAAATGATGGGCGAATTTGTACAAAACATGTTCAGTGAGGAAGGCAGAGCAAAGATTGTTAACGACCTAACCTACTATCTAAAGTTAATGCTGATCGAGGTTAAGAAAGCAATTATTCCTTGGTATACAGAAAGTGATGCTAAAGCAGATAAAGATAAATTAGATACCGAGAAAAAAGCCTACGATGCAGTTGCTGAAGTAAAACGCGAAGAGATGGCCAATGCTGGGAAGAAACAAGCACTTGAAGATCTAGCGGCCGGACAGGACAAAGAGTATTACGATAAGAAAATTCAAGAATCAAAAAATAATCTTGCAAATTTACAAAAACAAGCCGAAGCCGCTGGCAAAGATAAAGATAAGATAATAGCAATTCAACGTCAGATGGACGAAGAAAAACTTAAAACAGCTGAACTCGAAAAGAAAAAAGCCAACGTTGCTACGCTACAAGACGATCCGAAAGCTAAAGCAGACGCAGAAGCAAAACAAAAAGAACTTGAACAAAAAAGATCAGATGCTGATTTGCAGAAAGCTACAGCAGTTCCTCATGTCGACATCAAAGACTACAAAAAACAAGACGACGAAAACTTTAAAAAGATGGGCGTTGTTGATCATATCGAAGACGGTGTAGCTCGCGGTGTTGAACTTGCGGCCAAGGGACTAGGTGCAGTATTGCCCAACATATTGGGCGGTGGCATTTTATCAAACCTAGGCAAGAAAGCAGAAGAAGACAGAATTCAAAATGAAGCAGACTATTTCCAAGGTGAAGAAGCAAAAGCCAAGAAGAAAGCATTAGAAGCTCGCGCTGAAGGTGGTCCAGTTAAACCAGGACAGCCTTATTGGGTAGGTGAAAACGGTCCGGAAATTATGAAACCTGACACCGCAGGAAGTATCATACCAAATAATCAATTACAGATGCCCGGAACAATGGATTTGTCTGCTATGCAAAATGCAATGAATCCAATGAGCGGAGCAAGCGATATATTCAAAAATATCAGTTCCAAAGCAAGTCAACTTTGGAATGGCACTGAATCTGATAAAGGTAAAGATACAAAAGCACCATCTTTTGATGATATGGTTAATAACTTTAGCAAATCGATTCAAGAAAAAGTTACTAATGTAACTACAAATCTTACCACATCTCATATGACAGCAGAGCAAGGGAAAAGTTTAGTTGCCGAGCTACAAACGTTAAATAAACAAACAGCAGATATGTTGAAATATATTCGTGATACCGCAGATCATGCCAAAAACACAGTAGATGCAACTAAAGCTCTAAACGGGAACCTATTCGCTAGATAATTATGTCTTGGAAAAAATACTTCACACCAGTTAATGTAACAGGCTCAATGAGTCCAATTTCGGGCTCTTCAATGCCTACAGGTAGTAGATCTAATTACTCTAGTTATCTACCAGATGTTTATAGCGGACATCCAAATCGTCTTGAGCGATATAGTCAATACGATACAATGGATAGCGATTCAGAAGTTAATGCGGCTTTAGATATTTTAGCCGAGTTCTGTTCACAAACAAATGAAGAAAATGCTACACCTTTTGAAATCTTTTTCAAAGAACAAGCAACTAGTTCTGAAATTAAAATCATTAAAAAGTATCTACAACAGTGGACAAAACTAAACAAATTTACTAATCGTATCTTTAAAATTGTTCGTAACTGTTTTAAATTTGGTGATGCTTTCTTTGTTCGAGATCCCGAAACACAGGCATGGATGTACGTAGATCCTAGTAAAGTAGACAAGATTATTGTTAACGAAAGTGACGGTAAAAAACCCGAACAATACGTAATTCGTGACCTAAATATCAATTTTCAGAACCTAACTGTAACACAAATTAATCCTAGTAATCAAAACGCTACCCCTGGCGGTACAGCCTATGTAACTGGTGGATCACATCAACAAGGTATGGTTGGTGCTTATCCTCAATCAGCAGGAGGCCGTTTTGGTATTAATCAGAATCAATGGGCAATCGATGCTAAACATGTCATTCATATTAGTATGAGTGAAGGATTAGACAACAACTTCCCTTTTGGTAATAGTATTTTAGAAAACATTTTTAAAGTATACAAGCAGAAGGAGTTATTAGAAGATGCTATCATTATCTACCGTGTACAACGTGCTCCAGAGCGACGTGTATTCTATATTGACGTTGGTAACATGCCTAGCCACTTGGCTATGTCTTTTGTTGAGCGTGTTAAAAATGAAGTTAACCAACGCAGAATACCATCTGTTACCGGAGGCGGAGCGAGCGTTATTGATTCGAGCTATAATCCTTTAAGCATTAACGAAGATTATTTCTTCCCACAAACGGCAGAAGGTCGCGGTAGTAAAGTTGAAATTTTGCCAGGCGGTACTAACTTAGGTGAAATTGATGACTTACGCTACTTTACTAATAAATTGTTTAGAGCTTTACGTATTCCTAGCTCTTATCTACCAACTGGTCCGGATGACGGAGGAAGCTCCTTCAATGATGGACGAGTTGGGACAGCCTATATACAAGAGTTACGATTCAACAAATACTGCGAACGACTACAAAGTTTAATGAACGAGACGTTTGATAGCGAATTCAAACAGTACATGTTCAATAAAGGTATTAACTTTGATCCTAACATCTTTGATTTAAAATTTAATCCTCCGCAAAACTTTGCGTCATATCGTCAAGCAGAAATGGATACAGCTCGTGTTGGAACTTTTAGTACACTAGTTGCTGTACCTTTCATGAGCAAACGCTTTGCTATGAAACGTTTCTTAGGTATGACTGCTGAAGAAATTAGCGAAAACGAACAAATGTGGAAAGAAGAAAATGGTCTTTCTGAGAACAAATTACCAGCACTTTCAGAACTACGTTCTGCAGGTGTTACTGCTAACGGCATGGAAAGTGATATACAAGATCTATCACAAAGTATGCCTCCTCCAGAGGGGATGGAAGGCGGTTTAGAGCCAGAACCAGGTGCGGCTCCTGTTCCGGGCGCCGGATCTAGTCCAGGCGCCGGGGGCGGTGGTAACAGCGCAGGTCCTGTTTAATTTGGTAAATATAGTCATGCTATTAAACGAATTCATTTACTTTAACAAAGACTCGGAAGAAATGCCTAGTGTAGATAGGTTCGACCCTAAACACGATAGTTCTGTCATTACTTCAAAGGATTTACGTAAAACTAGACTTACTCTTAAGATGTTAAATAACTTAAGAAAAGCAGGTGATGCACGTGAACAAGAGCAAAAAGAGGATTTAGAATTAGTTCAAGCTATGTACAAAATTCCTGAAGAGCAACAGCAACCTGTACAATAATAACTATTCAGATAACTTTTTGTTAGAAAACTTAAATATTTTTAACAAAAAATTCAAAAGTCGAACAAAAAATTCGACATCTAAGGTCAAAACGGCTCGTTTTTGGCCTATTTCACATAAGTATAACATAACCGCTGTAAATACAGCATATGACAGCCTTGCCGCGCAAACTAATTAAGGAGAACCCGCAATGTCTAACAAGTTTGAACAACTATTAGATCTTCTTGTTAACGAAGAACATGAGAAAGCCAACGAGCTTTTCCATGAACTAGTTGTAGAGAAATCTAGAGAAATTTATGAAAATTTAATTGCTGAAGAAGCAGAAGAAGAGATGGACGAAGATTCCGAAGAACAGGAAGATGAGTCTGTTGAAGAAGATACTACACTTGAAATCGGCGGCGATGCCTCTGATGATCTAGTTAGTGGAATCGAAGACCATGATGCTATGGATGCTGATGGTGAAGAAGATCCATTTGGTGGTGAAGATGACGGCGAAGATGAATTCGGCGGCGAAGAAGGTGGAGAAGGCGACCTAGAAGATAAAGTTATGGATTTAGAAGATGCTCTAGAAGAGTTGAAAGCTGAATTCGAAGCTCTATTAGCTGGCGAAGAACACGAAGAAGAAAAAGATCCTGATATCCACGGTCATGCTTTAGACGACATCGAAGGTAAAGATGACGCAGAAGACGACATGGGCGGCGATGAAGAAGGCGGCGACATGGAAGATGAAGACATGATGCCAGCAATGGAAGGTCGTGAATTTACTCGTGAATACCGTGAAAAAGTTGGTAACGACTGGCAAGGTAACGCTATGAAACAGCAAGGTAAAAACCTAGGTGCTGGCACAGGCGAAAACTATCCTGCTCCTGTTGAAGGCCGTAGCCCAACAAGTTCTGGTAAAGGTAAACCAACATCAGATGCACGTCCACACAATATCGCTCAAGGTGACTTAGGCGTTGGTGAAATGACTGGTACAAGCCCAAATGCTGATAAAGGTTCACGTGGTTTAGTAGGCGCTACAAAAGGCGAATTTACTAAAGGTGTAACTAAAAACATTTCTAGCTCATCTAAGTCTGGAATGCAAGACGGCGCTAAACTAGAAAAACAAGGTTCTGGTTATCCAAACAACAATAAGACTCCAGGTCCAGTAGGTTCTGGTACAGGCGACAAAGCTGGTCAAACTAGCATTGGTAGCAACAAGTCTATCGTTGACAAGAAGCAATAATTAGAGAAATAGATGAAACCAACTTCATATCTAAGAGAACACCTAAGTTTCGATCAGGCTCGTGTTGAATTACACGAGGCTGAGGAAATGGGTAAGAAAAACCTTTACTTAAAAGGTATTGCTATCCAGGGTGGTATTCGTAACGCTAATCAACGTGTGTATCCTGTAACAGAGATTACAAACGCTGTAATGACGTTAAATGATCAAATCAAGAACGGATATTCTGTTTTAGGTGAAGTTGACCATCCAGATGATTTAAAAGTAAATTTGGACCGTGTAAGCCACATGATTACAGATATGTGGATGGATGGTCCTAATGGCTATGGGAAGATGAAAATTCTTCCTACCCCGATGGGACAACTTGTTCGTACTATGCTTGAAAGCGGTGTAAAACTTGGCGTTAGTAGTCGCGGTAGCGGAAACGTTAACGAATCTACAGGCGAAGTAGCTGAATTTGAAATTATTACAGTAGACATAGTTGCTCAACCTAGTGCGCCAGGAGCTTATCCTACACCGGTATATGAACACCTTATGAATAATAAAGGTGGTTATTATGCTTGGAGGGTTGCGCAAGAGGTAAAAGAAGATCCGAAAGCCCAGAAATATCTTAGAGAATCAATGCTCAAGATTATCCAAGGGTTAAAATAAGGAGAAACAGTGATGTTGGACGCATTCAAACAATTAGTCGAAAGTGGCGTGATGTCAGAACAAGTTGGTTCTGAGATTCAAGAAGCTTTTAACGCTAAGATTCAAGAAAACCGCGACCAAGTCACCGCTGAACTAAGAGAAGAGTTTGCACAAAAGTATGCGCACGATAAGGCGCAGATTGTTGAAGGACTTGACAAATTAGTAAGCGAGCGATTGGCCGCAGAGATGGCTGAACTTGTTGAAGATAGAAAAGCTCTAGCAGAAGCTAAAGTTGCCTATCATAACAAGATGGATACAGATGCTAAAGTAATGGAATCATTTGTATTAAAACAGCTAACAAAAGAAATGCACGAATTCCAAAGTGACCGTCAAAAAGTTGCTGAGAATTTTGGTAAACTAGAACAGTTCATTGTAACTGCACTAGCAAAAGAAATCCAAGAATTTGCAGTAGACAAGCGTGATCTAGCTGAAACGAAAGTTAAGTTAGTACGTGAAGCGAAAAGCAAGTTTGAAGATATTAAAGCACGTTTCATTCAAAGAAGTTCAAAAGTTGTTCAAGAAGCAGTTGGTTCACAATTGAAATCAGAAATCAAGCAATTGAAAGAAGATATCGATTCAGCTCGTCAGAACAGCTTCGGACGTAAAATGTTTGAAGCATTTGCACAAGAGTACAGCACAAGCTATCTAAATGAGAAATCTGAAACAGCAAAACTTTTAAAAGTTCTTGCTCAGAAAGAACAAGCGTTAGCTGAAGCACAGACAGCAATTACAGAAAAAGCACAACTGGTCGAATCTAAAGAAAGAGAAATCCGTATTCAGAAAGACCAAGCTGAGCGTAAAGCTGTAATGAGCGAGATGTTAGCACCACTAAGTGCTGACAAAAAGGCAATTATGCAAGACCTTTTAGAGAGCGTACAAACTCCTAAACTTGCTACTGCTTTTGAGAAATACCTACCCGCAGTTATGGAAGGCGCAACTCATAAAGTTGTTAAGGCAGAACAAAAACCTGCTAAAGCGATGATAAATGAAAGCACTGAAGTTACTGGTGATCGCGAAGCTAAACCCGCGGTAGGCTTAGATAACATCTTAGACATCCGCAAGTTAGCGGGCCTAAAATAATTATATTCAAGGAGACTATTAAATGTCACAATTATTAAATGAAAGATGGTCAGAGACCAAAGACGCTCTGCTTGAAGGCCTACAAGGTACCCGTCGTTCTTCTATGCAAGTTTGCTTAGAAAATACACGTAAGTATCTAGCAGAAGCCGCAACAGCAGGTGCTACAAGTTCTGGTAATATCGCAACTTTAAATCGCGTTATTCTTCCAGTAATCCGTCGTGTTATGCCAACCGTTATTGCTAACGAAATCATTGGCGTTCAACCTATGACAGGTCCAGTTGGACAAATTCATACTCTACGTGTTCGTTATGCTGATACCAGCACTGAAGTTGTAGCAGGTGAAGAAGCATTAAGCCCATTCAAGATTGCACAGGCTTATTCTGGTAACAACAATCCTACAACACCTAAAGCGGCCGCAACAAGCCAGCTAGAAGGTCAACCAGGTAACAGAATGAGCATTCAAATCTTGAAAGCTCCAGTTGAAGCTAAGTCTCGTAAACTAAGCGCACGTTGGACTTTTGAGGCCGCTCAAGACGCACAAGCACAACAAGGTATTGATATCGAAGCAGAAATCATGGCCGCT